GTAAAATTCGGCTTCCCAAGCTGAGGGTCGCGGGTTCGAGTCCCGTTTTCCGCTCCATTGAAAATCAGGCAGTTACAAATAAAGTGACTGCCTGATTTCTTTATATATGCTGCATAACATACCCTTTTAGACCCTTTTAGGCCCTTTTAATCCTATCTTTGTATGCAAATTCTATGCAAATTTTTTGATTTGCATAAACAAAAAGAAATAGATATATGGCAACAGTTAAATTCTACCTTGATAAAAGAAGGCAAAAAAAAGATGGGACTTATCCTCTAAAGTTGAACGTGTTCCATAATAAACAAATAATGATAGCTACACAATTAAGCGCATCGGATAAAGAGTGGGCTGGAAATGAGTATTCTGTACGGGCACAAAATTATAAACCAAGAAACATTGTCGCTCGCGGGATAATAAACAAGGCGGAAACTGTAATATTAACGTTGGAGCAACAGGGTAAGTTGAAATCAACAACGGATGCATCATTAAAAAAAATGATCGAAGAAGCCATAAGCAATAAGACCCAAAACGAAAAGACATTCTTATACTATCTTGATGAATTTATATCGAAAAAGAATAATCAAGGTACCAAGACCGTATATACAACCACAAGGAACAAGATTAAAGAATATGATAGCCGCTGTACATTTGAAAGCATGGATAAATCGTGGCTTGAAAATTTTGAAGCGTGGATGGCAAAGACGATGAAAGTTAACGCCTACGCTATTCATTTACGGAACATACGCACCGTATTCAACTATGCCATTGATGAAGAGTACACGACATTGTATCCATTCAGAAGATTTTCAATAAAAAAAGAGGAAACCCGGAAACGCAGCCTCACAGTAGAACAGCTTAGATTATTAAGAGATTACCCATGTGAGGAGTATCAGATAAGATATAGAGATATATTTATGCTTATGTTTTACCTTATAGGGGTAAATGCAGCCGATTTGTTTAACGCAAAACATTCCGCATTGGTAAACGGTCGCTTTGAATACAAAAGGGCTAAAACGGGGAAATTATACAGCGTAAAAGTAGAACCGGAGGCTATGGATATAATAGAAAAATATAAAGGGAAAAGCTATCTTCTCAATATAATGGATGAATACAGGAATTACAAGGACTTCCTGCATCGAATGGGGATAGGACTAAAGCAGATCGGGAAACTTGAACGAAAAGGATTAGGCGGGAAAAAGATAAGAACTCCTCTGTTTCCTGATTTATCCTCTTATTGGACGCGTCATACTTGGGCCACAATAGCATCTGAGCTCGACATTCCCAAAGAGGTAATAGCGCATGCTCTTGGGCACAGCTGGGCAAACGGAACCACAACGGATATATACATACGCTTTGATAACAAGAAAGTGGATGAAGCTAATCGAAAGGTAATAGATTACGTAAATAAAAAATAAGCAAGCCAATTGCCTGCCTATTCTTTCACGAAGTCAACTTTGTAATCCAATGCCTTTGCAATTTTGGAAAGAATATCTATACCCGTACTGTATTTTCCAAGCTCTATACGGGCTATGTTTCCGGGAGCAATCCCAGTTAACTCGGATAATTGCGCTTGCGATATTCCTTTTGCCATGCGAAGCTCTGCTATTCGCTTACCTATTCGTTCTCTGTCATTCATGGTTATCTGATTACTGCATCCTCTATTCTCGCAGGATATGGTCTGCCTAATTCATTCTTCGCATTCACTCTCTCAAGATCGATGGTAAGACCGGATATGTCTATACCTGCCTCTTCTGCCAATTCTCTTACTTGGTCTTCGTCACGAGCTATCGCATGGTACAATATAGTATCGCTGTGTTCTTCGTCAAAAATATTATAGCTATTCATATTATTTGCCCGTCATGCCGATAGCGCAGCATTATATATTATAATTTAATTTCGTTTTCGATTGCAAACTTAGCAAGGCAATAAGCCTGTTTTTCAGAACATTTCATATATTTATCAACAGATTGACAAATTGAAACAATAAAGTCATTTCCGGATTCTTCAGCTTTCATTTCAATTTTAGAAAGCATTTCTGCTGAAATCTGATAGCTCATAGAGTTTCTGTCACCGGATGCGCATCCATTAATCCACATCATTTTGTTTTGAATTTCTTCAAGTGGGGTTAAAGCTTTCAATTCTGCCTTTTTGGGTGATTTTTTCAAGGAAACACCATTTTCGTCGGTAAGGTTGAATGCCATTTCCTTTTTTGAGAATCCAGCCTCATAAGAAACTTCTACATAGCCGGTTGATTTGGTGATAATACGAGTGATAGTACCTTTTTGACCTTTTTTGTTGAAAACAACTTGATTGATAGTAATCATAACTTTATGCCGCTTATCCGTTGCCGCCGGTTCTATTGTTATTTGATATTGCAAATATACTATCAAATTTGATAGTAAGCAAGCGAAATAAACTTTATTTTTTATGCTATACAACATGTAAGTCGCAATAAGACAAAGACATTATTTTTAACTAAATAAATTGTAAATATCACATATTGTTTATTATCTTTGCAAAAGCATGTCAAGTGGCATGTGTACCCATACTGACGAAAAGACATGAAAGGACTTACAATCAAACAAGAAAACTTCTGCAATTATTACATTGAAAGCGGTAATGCTTCCGATGCTTATCGTCGTGCCTATTCGTCCGAGAAGATGAAAGACAAACAAATATGGGAAGAGTCTTGCAAGCTGTTATCTCGCCCAAATGTAGCCCAAAGGGTGAAAGAGCTCCAGGAAGAGCAGAAAAAAAAATCCGATATTACCAAAGAGGAAATAATCAAGTTGTGCGCTGATGTTATCAGGGGAAAGTCCATTACTGACTATACAGAAGAGTATGACGGAAAGAAGAAAGTAAAAACCGTTTCCAAAACATGGGCAATAGAACGTGTATGCAAGATGTTCGGTCTTGACGAGCCTACAAAGATTGATTTGAAGAGTATGCTTTTTGACGTCGATACAGGAGATGAGTAAAAATGAAAAGATCACATTTGATTATCGGAAATTCAATCCAAACTTTCATCATTTAAAAAAAGCATTAAAAGATGATGACATCCGGTTTATCTTCTTGATCGGTGGCTCTTCTTCGTCCAAATCTTTTTCGGTTGCACAGGCTATATTATTGTTTTGCTTATCTGACGGATATAATACTCGTGTTTATAGGAAGACCGGTGCAACCATAGCGGACAGCATATATAAGGCATTTAAGGAAGCAGCTAACAGTCTCGGCATTTCAAAAGCGTTTGATTTTAGGGAAAACGCTATTAAATGCTTCAACGGCTCATATATCACATTTAGCGGTCTTGATGATCCTGAAAAGATAAAAGGTCTTGAAAGTTATCAGTTTGTCGTATGCGAAGAATTGAGTGATTTTGCCGAAGCTGACTTCAAGCAGATAAAAAAACGTTTAAGGGGCCGTTTGGGCCAAAAGATAATATCCATGTTTAACCCCATATCAGAGGAGCACTGGATAAAGAAGAATGTGTTCGACAAAGAGGACTTGCACGAGGTCGACAATTATCTGTATGGTATTAAAAACACATTGACAGGAGATGTATTGTCAAAGGAATACACTACAATAACCAAAAAACTTATTAACTCTCCCCGCATAATAACCAACCCACGTACAGGAGAAGAGGAAGTGCATGCGCCTGATACGTTGATATTAAAGTCTACCTATCTTAATAATTTTTGGGTTGTCGGTTCTCCTGACGGCACTTATGGTTTTTATGACAGGCAGGCGGTTGCCGATTTTGAAAAGGATAAAAATAGAGATTATAACTATTACCGCATTTACGCTCTTGGAGACTGGGGTAGCATAAGGACTGGCGGAGAATACCTGTACGCATTTGATACAGGAAAACATAGGGGGAACTATCCGTATGATTCTAAAACACCCATTCATATATCGGTTGATAATAACGTACTTCCATATATTACCGTAACGCTATGGCAAAAAAACGACAACAATTTTAGGCAGATACACGAAATATGCGCGGAAGATCCTAATAATACCGTTACTCAGGCAGCGTCAATGACAAGGGACTGGCTTACGTCTATTGGATATGCGGATGTGTTATTTGTTCATGGGGATGCCACTACAAGAAGCGGTAATACAATAGATGACGAAAAGAGGTCATTTTTGGATAAGTTTATTGAGTGCTTGGAACAGAGGTTTGTAGTTAATGACTGCGTTCCCGCCTCAAACCCTTCAGTCGCTTTGTCGGGTGAGTTTATAAACGCCATATTGTCCGGTAATCTATACGGAATAAATATAGGTATAGACGATTCTTGCAAGAAGTCAATAAGAGACTATGAGAACGTGAAGAAAGATGCTAACGGGGCTATTTTAAAGCAAAGGATTAAAAATAAGGAAACCGGGCAAAGCTATGAGGAGTTCGGACATTGTACGGACACATTTAGATATGTTGTTGTAGATGTGTTCAAAGATGAATATACAAGATTCTCCCTCAAGAGGAAAAGAAGTGTTCAATCCGAAGATGATGTGTTGTACTTTAATGCGGATGCAGCCGGAAGCGAGTTGTTATACGTTATTCCTGATAATTTCGGAATGATGACCGCTGTATCGTGCGTTATACATGATTACATAGATATAGAGGATGTAGTATATCATGGCTGCTATGACAGCGATATGTTATTCAGATGTGTTGAAAACGCAAAGGGTCTCGTTATATTCGAGTGCGAAAAAGCATTCTTCCATACAGTAAGGGAGTTGAGGGAATTAAGGGAAATAAAGGTAATATCTTCTTCATCCGACTACAAGCTTAGAATAGAGGCTAACAAAGACTTTATCAAGAAGAAAGTAAGGTTTTCAGGCGGTTATGAAAGTAATGCTGATTATCTGTTATTTATGAATGACTTTTTAGACTATAACGGTAAGGACAGCGCCTCTGCTATTAACATCATATCCGCCATGTCCAAGTATATAAGAAAAAATTTTTTTTAAATTGTTATTTTTACTTAGTCTAAATAAAAATAGTTCGTTTTTTATTTGCTATTCAATATGTTAGTTAGTATATTTGCATAAAATAATAGCCTTTGGTATGTTAAGTAACATACTACCCATTGTTGAACTAAAAGACCAAAGGCGATAATCATGTATATGGTTGTTGCCTTTTTTATTTAAGCATGAATTTATCTTTTGAGACAAAGAATTTTCATTTATCTATTGGAGGCAAGTCCAAAGATTTAATCAGCGACAAACAGGGGAATGTCTACGGATATGTGCGCAACACGCTATATGACATCGCCTCTCCTTATGTAGCCTCCGATAACTTCATAACTCTATACGAATCTGTGCCGGAAGTGTTTTTCCCGGTAAGATATTTGGTAGACAAGATTGTCAAGGGTAATTTTATGCTAAAATCAACAAAGGACGATTCAGTCGTATTCAACAATGATAGCATAAACAAGTTCTTGACACAGCCAAACGCACTTCAATCATTTGATGAGTTCGTATCACTTCACTTTCTATATAAATTTTTGACAGGTAACTCATTTATCAAAGCATCTGTGTTTTCAGAATCACAAAAAGAACTATGGAAGAGATGCGATGATTATTGGGTCCTTCCATCCGGCAGCGTTGATATTGTAGCATACAACAATGCTCCCTTGTTTTCTCCGGCAAGTGTATCTGATATAATCCAATATTACAGACTGTCTTATTCCGGTATTATGGATGATATGCCGCCGGAAACTGTTCTTCATGTGAAGGAGCCTAATGTAAACACCTTTACCTGTAACCTCAAGGGACAAAGCAGGCTTGTATCACAGATAAAGCCTATATCCAATCTTATATCTGTGTATGAAGCAAGGAATGTGATATATACAAAGAGAGGCGCTCTCGGTATTATAGTATCAAGAAAAAAAGATGAAACCGGGACAGTCGCTCTAACTCCTGACGAAAAAAAGAATATCCGCGAAGAATACAATACTGTGTACGGATTAGGAGAAGATAAATATCCGGTAGCGATAATAGATACAGATACGGACTTTATTAGAACCTCTATGAGTATTCAGGAATTGCAACCGTTTGACGAGACGTTGCAGGATGCCATATCAATAGCCGGTGCGTTTTCTATACCTGCGCAGCTTGTGCCAAGAAAGGACAACAGCACTTTCAACAATCAGCAAACAGCGGAAAGAAGCGTCTACTACAACATCGTTATCCCGGAGGCTAAATCTTTCGCAAGAAGCCTTACCCGATTCTTAGGACTTGAAAACAGCGGTTTGTACTTAGATGTGGATTATTCAGACGTAGATGCCTTGCAATCAGGAAATAAAGAGAGACAAGAGACTTTAAACATCATCTCGGTAAAGTGTAAAAACGAGTTTCTTAGCGGGGTAATAACCCTTAATGATTGGCGGGCACAGATAGGTGAATCAAAGGTTTCAAACCCTTTATACGATAAGCTCATATTGGAAATGAGCGATCAGGAAGTGGATAGAATCAAAGGTATTATTTCTTCAGGTAACACAAAATCAAATAGCAATGGAGCAGCTTAGAGACATAACATGTAAGACAAGGACGAACGATGTTGACGAGAAAGGCATTGTAACTGTCGCTGTAAATGGAATAGGCATTCAGGATGCGGATGGTGACATATCGGCTAAAGGTTCTTTCAATAAAACGTTGAAAGAAAACTTCAGCAGGGTTAAATGGCTGTATAATCATGACAGAGGCATTCTGCTCGGATGTCCGATAGAGGGTAAAGAGATTGACGGAAACCTTGTTATGACAGGTGCTATCAATTTAAAAAAACAGATAGGGCGAGATGTGCTGGAGGACTACAAACTTTACGCAGAATACGGAAAGACCCTTGAACACTCTATCGGGGTAAAGGCTATAAAAAGAGACGATAAAGATAAAAGAATTGTAAAAGAGTGGTCTCTATGGGAATACTCAACCTTATCATCATGGGGAGCCAATCCGCAAACCTTTCTTATTGATATTAAGAACGCAGACAAGCAGACAATTCAGGAGCATATAGGTTTCCTTAAAAAAGCTCTTACGATGCGTTATTCCGATGATAAATTAAAAGAATTAGACATGAATTTAAGTTTGGTAGAAAAGGCATTATCCGGGCAGGATATTGTGACGTGTCCTCATTGCGGGCTTTCCTTTGATTACAATAGTGTGCCGGAAGAGACATTTGAAAACCAAGTATTGGACAGTGTAGGGAATTATACGCGCTGGATAGCAGAGGATGTAGTGTCTGCGGAAATGGCAAAGCTTAAACCGGAGATACAGGAACAGGTTCTTAATATCATATCATCAAAGAAAAGCGTCGAAGAACTTGCCGCCTATGTAAGGTGCCCTAAATGCTATGCAAGGATTTATAAGAGTTTCATAAACAAGAATACAGAGCCGCCGGAGGGCACTCACCAAGAAGAAAGCCGCAAAAGCACTTTTTCATTGGAGGGACTCGCTATTAAAGGTTTAATATAATAATTAGAAAAAATGAATTTGATTGAATTTGCAAAAAAAGAAAACGAATTGACATTGGAGGAAAAGCAAACTCTTGGTACAATTCAAAAAAAGGTGAATGATACGGTGGAGGAGCTTCTCAAAGGGCTTATCTCTGAAAGTTCATTCAACGAGAAAATGAAAAACGTAGATGAGCAGCTTAAGGCCCTAAACGAAGATGGCAAGGTTGGTCTTGCTGTTAAGGAACTGGGAGAGTTCAAAGAAGAAATCAAAGAGTTGTCAAAACAGCTGGAAGTGTTGAAGGCAAAGGGCTTTAACGTAAACAGCAACTCTAACAATCTTGGCAAAAAGATTGATGAGTTCTTGGATTCAGAGAAGTTTAAAGACTTCTTGGACGGGAAAACAAAGAGTTCAGGCCGTTTTGACATTGATTTGAAAGATGTGACAGATCCGGTAAGCATAACTAATGACTATGCCGGAGACAAGCTAATCACTCGCCAAAGCAATGTTGTTGTAACTAAGATCAATGAAGGAGCGCACATTCGCGACATCATGACCGTAGACCAGGGAGACCCTGCATATCCTACAATCACATTTACGCAGATCTACGATCTTGACAGAAACGCTGCTGCTGTTTCAGAGAACGGAAGACTTCCTGAATCTTCATTCAAGATCAAGGAGCAGACCGTTGGCGTGTGCCGCATTGGTACTTATGTTCCGTTGAGCAAGCGATTGCTTAAGTCTCGTGTCTATGTACGCTCATGGCTTATAAACCGTCTTGCCTCTTGGATTAGAATGGCTGAGGACTTCCAATTCATGTTCGGTGACGGACAAGGCGATAATTTGAAAGGTATTGCAAACTACGAAGATGTTCTTCCGGCAGAAAATATAATCGGCAAAGACGTGGTAACCGGCGCTAAGGGCTCTGTTAAGTCGGTAAGCACTTACAATGGCGGCAAACAGTCCATTGTTGAGTTTACAGAAGCACAGCCTGAAATCATGGACGGTCAAAAGATTACATTTGCAGGTTCTTCCGTTGAAGGTTTCAACTCTACTTATGTTGTTCATAAGATGAATGACAGAAAGATTGTTGTTGACTATGCATACGCTGCCGTAGCTGATGCGACATCCGCTGTCACATTCACAGTTAAGAACAACCTGTTCAATTCTGTTGTATCTCCTAATATCGGCGATGCAATCAATGCTATCTTCGCAATCATGACCTATGCGGAATACACGCCTTCGTTCATTGCGCTTAACCCGTCTACCGTATTCGATGCAGAAACGGCAAAAGATACATCCGGACGATCTCTCGGCCTTGTTACTACCGTTAACGGTGTCAAGTATATTTCCGGAAGACCTATTATTGAAACAACGAAGATCAACCCGGGCAAGTATTTTGCAGGAGATATGACAAACGGAGCTTCTCTGGTCGACTGGAGCAATCTTAGCGTTGAGTTTGCAGAAGATGTGGAAACAAAGCTCCGCAATACTGTTGTCCTCATTGCACAGGAAGAGGTTCAGATGCCTGTTTACAACCCGGCTGCATTTACATACGGTAATATTGCCGATGTGATAACTGCCATTAAAGTTGCTGCCTAATGGATAAGGTTATAATTATACGAGGTAGTCAACTGGAAGTAGATAAGATCATTCAGGAAAACCGAATAAGGAAGGAAATGGGGCTTATTTCCATTGAGGAAGGCACCCCTAAATCTTCCGAAAAACGCGAGATTCCTGAAAAACGAGAAAAGACATCTCCGGTTGCGGACAATAAAAATGTTTAATTATGCTCATTGATTATGCTTTTTTTCAAGGGCCGCTATTTATTAGCGGAATAATTTCTCCGGATGTTGCTCCGTCATTGACAACATCTGCTATAACAGGAGATGTGAACAACTATATATCCTATTATGAGACGGAATACCTGATAAAGGTTCTTGGTAAAGAAGTATATGAACAATTTTCCGAATATCTCCAGTCAGAAGAGAAAGAACCTGTAAAACTGTGGGATGATTTAAAGAGCATGCTGGTTGGCACTATGGGAGGGATGAAAATCTCTCCTATTGCCAATTACATATACTTTTTCTACGCAAGAAACCATCAATGCGATGTAACCGTCAACGGTGTAAAAAGAGACAGCGATGTCGGTGATCTTGTATCTCCTATGGGGAAAATGGTTTCTGCATGGAATAGCATGGTTAGAATGAACGCAGACCTTTATAAATGGCTTGATACGCAACATATAGAGGGCTGGACGTTCGATAAATCATTATTGAAACCTGTAAACACATTCAATCTATGATAGTAGAGATTTTCAGCGATATATGCAAAAGAGTGTCTTCCGAAGTTGGGTATGACGTGAATTATATATTCGGCGACAGTACATATATAAGGGAAGCCATCTTGACGCAAAAGAAGATACCACAGACCGCTACAAAACGCTTTCCTTTAATCGGGCTTTATACGCCATTCGTAGAGGATAAGACAGATAGCAAGGTGTATTGCAAGGCTGATGTCAATATAATCATAGCAGTAAACACGCTCAAAGATTACACCAATGAGCAGCGTATAGAAGTATCTTTCAAAGGTTTGTTAAGACCGTTGTATGATGCTCTAATCAAGGAAGTGGGTGCTGAAAAAAGGTTTGATTTTGGATATTCGGGGCATGTGGCTCATTCTTATTCGGAAAATCTTGTATTCGGTCGAAGAGGCGCTTTTGACGCCGACGGAAAGGAGATTGAAGAAAAGATTGATGCTATTGAAATAACTAATTTAAGTTTAACGGTAAAAAAAATAAAATGCTATGGCAACAGATTATAGACAATGTCCGGGGGTTGCAACCTTTAATACGGGAAATTCCGTATGCGTGTTAGACCCCGGCAAGGTAAAAGCTATCATATTGGTAATGCATGGGTATAAGTTGCCCAAAACTCTGACAGCGGACGCTTTGGAAGCAGCCTGTCATGCAGACCGACCGGGAAGAATATTTCCGATTAAAACGATTGTGGAATACGCTCCATCAGGCGGGGAAGCGCAAACCTCAGCGACAGGTTACGGACCTACAAAAATCACAGGATACTCGCCCAAAAACGATGTATGGACGCTTGAAAATTACGATGCAAGCCTCAAGGCTAATCTTATGGCTGCAAAGAATACAGCGTTTGATGCATATTTTGTGGACGAGAACAACGTGATATACGGCATGAACGACGGTACGGAAGAACTGGCCGGAATCGAACTGTCCGGCGTATATCCGGGCGGTCAGGACTGGGATTCTTCCGGCACAGAAGCCAACCTCACTATTGCAACGATGTTCAAGGATTACGAGAAGTATATCAAGAACGCTGGTGTAAAGGCGTGTGACTTTGACGTTGTCGGAGCGCTGAAAGGGCTTGTTTATGTTGAGCTGGTTTCAACAGAATCAAAGAAATACAAGCTTGTTGAGCACTTCGGAAGACTTGATATAACCCCATACTACGGAGCGTTGCTTCAAGAAAATGCGACTACTGCATTACCCGGTGCAACAAGTGTATCCTATGCAAACGGTGTTATTACCGTAAGCGAGGGAGAACCGACGCTTGCTTCCCCCTCTGTGTTGCAAGGAGCCGGAATCACAGGCATAGAGGCTTGGGGATGAAAGTAGAAGGAATTACATTCAACGATGAGAGAGTAAGAAACATGAAGAAGAGGGACTTCATAAACTCTCATAAGGATGTGTTTTTTCTTGACCGTCCGATAGAGGAGCGTGAAAAGGTGCTTTCTTCCATTTACGAGGATATAGCCTCTTCCGGTGTTCAAAGGCAGAAGAAAGACGGTGATATGTAACTGTGTTGTGTATATTAATTAGGGGTGTTCATTTTGTTCACCCCTTAATTGTATTTGTTATGGCTAATATAATTGATGCGGAAAAAGCCGTAAAACAGTTCGTTGAGGGGTTCGAACCTATGATACGGGGTGTAATGGTAGAAAATAGGGAGGAGGTTTCACAATATATCGTAGAGCAGTTATGGTCAGGTATTAACGGAAACGACAAACCATTACGTCCTACCTACTTCAATGATCCATATTTTAATACTAAAGAGGCCGGATATTGGTATAAAAACGCTAAGGGATACGCCGCGTTTAAAAATAGGATTGCTCCTCTATTGTATTCTTCTTTGATAAACGCTCCTGTTAGTTCAAAGGGAACACCTAACCTTATAATTACAGGTGAGTTTCACGATTCAATTACGGCTACTCCGACAGACAAGGGGCTAAAAATAGGAAGTGAGGGTGTCAGTTTCAGCAGCGATATAGAAAAGAAATACGGTCAGGCAATTTATCGTGTCGGTTCCTATGCCCGGAAAACTTTTTTTAGAAGATGTCTAAAACAAGGCATTGAAGATTATTTCAGAAAATTCGGCTTGTAATGGGATGTGCGTGCGAAAACAAAAAGAGAATGGCAGATATAGCCAATATGAGGATGCTTGCAAGGAAAGTGGCCCAAATGGAGGGTAAGGTGTATGTCTTGTATGAGAACGGCGGAATATTCAATTTCTGCCCGCGGGGAGAGACGTTTAAAGGCGTATTTATAGAGTATGTTTGGTTCTGATATTAAAAATAGAACATTATTTTTTGTATAACCCCCGTAATTTTTCTGCCTTCAAATTGAAAAATATTAAAAATAGAACAAAGTAAAAAGTAAAAGCCCCGTTCCGGTTGTATCGGATCAGGGCTTGATTGTCTTAATTAAACGGTCGCGCTTCACAGCGGTACACTATCTTTAAAAAGTAGCTGCGGAAAGTTCTTTAGATATTCGTTCTACCGCTACCCGTATCTTATCGTATTGTTCAGGTGCAAATATAAAGTTATTGCCATAATCTGCCAAATGAAAGTATAACTATTTAGCAATATAACAAAGGCGGGAGTTACCCCGCCTCTTAAGTTTACTTTTTAAGCCCCATTATTATCCGCATATTAGGTATTTTTGTTTTCTCAACTCTGTGTGTCTTTGTGCCCTCTGTTGAGGTATCCGTCTTATTGTTTTTTCCACGTTTTAGCGCCTTTATCTCTTCCTCCAATTCGTCCACACGTGTAGACATAATATTGTAAGCGTCCAGCAAATGGCTTATGTACCCTACAACGGATTGCATGTTTTTCAACTCTCTAAGAACCTGTTCATGTTCTTCTGATACTATACTCATTTGTCTCACCAAATCGGATGTATTTGTTCTCATATAGATAAAATATTTGTTTTAGGTTTAAAATCAGCACATCGGCTGTGATTGTAATGTTGTTTGGGTTGAATTTAACCCACTGGGTTGTTTGGGTTATTTTATTTTTGCCGTTTTCCCGTCAGAAGGCTTTCCACCGAATAAATAATTAATGTAAGCAAGTCCTTTTGGCTTACAAAGTACCTTCTGATATAATATGTCGGGGTGACTGTCTCTGTGTATCGGTGGTAACAGCGTCATTTCAAAATACCCGGCGTCAATGTACTTTTGTTTCGGTTCGTTTCGGTCTTTGAAGAATACGCCCACTTCCTTTAGTTTTTTGAAAAGGGTGTTTCTCCCGAAACCGAGGTTGAGAATTTTTGCGGCTTGACCTATGTCTACTTTGCCCTCTGCTTTGAAAGCTGTTTCGGCAAAGTCGGCTTTGGGCTGGAGCTTGATAATGGCTTTGTCTTTCTGCTCGATTTGCTTTTGTTGCTTCTCTGATTCGATACGTAGATGCTCCTTTTCTTTTTCGGATGCTACAAGCGCTTCCAATGCTTCAATGTAAGTTTGTGGAGTTTGGATAGCCTTTTTTCGTTTTCGAGATACTCCAATCGGTTAATTATTTTTTCACGCAGAACTGCATCATAACCTGATGCGAGAATAAGACATCCCTTTGGGGTGAGATTGAAACAAGGACTTTTCCTATTAGATTTGTCAGTGTAATAGGTCTCCACAAAATTGTGGGCAGCTACTCCCTGCTTGAGTAAATTCCTGATGTCTCGCAAGATAGCATCATGTCTTTTACCTGTGACCTCTGCAATTTCAAGAGAGGTCATACCTTTTAAATTTGGAATTAGTTCATTCGTTGTGTCAAGCATATTATAACGAATTATGATAAAAAGAAACCCTCCGTAGGTGTGCTTGACACAACATACGCAGGGCATAGAAGTCGCAGATTGTTTCCTTTCTGCCACCTTAGAGGGTTTCCCAATATCTTGTACAAAATTTGTTCGCTTTATTTTGCCCAAGAGTTATTATGTTGTATCAAGCACCGCAAAGATAGCTATTATCTTTGAAATACCAAACCTCTTATTGAAAAATAAATTATAGTGATTACCCTATTTATAATCATTCTAAATTGTGAAGATTTATGCCAAATATATTGTCAAAACGGTTTATTTAAGGTTACTTTGCAAACAAAACTTAAAAACGTATTATTATGGAAAACATGCTACTTGTTACTTCGATCGTTATTATTGCATTTGGTGTATTACAGATTATTCTATTCTTCAAAGTATGGGGAATGACTAATGATGTAAGACAAATTAGAAAAAATATTATTGGAAATAGCTTAGATGAAGCTCATAAACAAATTGTACTTGGTAATAAAGATAAAGCTTTTGAAATATATAAACGTTTATATGTTGAAGATTTAATTAAAATATCCGAACTTGGGGATTTTGAATACGGTTATCCCAGATTGGTTGAAAAATACAAATACGAGTTATCTAAGTTGGGAGATGAATACAGTATCGACTTCGCCAAGTATGATGAAGTTTACAGGATAAGAAAAATAACAGAATAGCGATTGTGCTGATAATCGTAAAAATCAGTGTTTGACTCATTGTAATTGACTATATTCTTAAAATCGTAATATTATGAAATCACCTGTATTTATTCTATTCTTTGCAATATTGATATCATCATGTAATAACTCTAATGTAAATGTAAAAAAGGAGATCAAAGGACAAGATGTTTTCATTGAATTGGTTTCTCAAAGAATGGATAGTATTAATTCTTGTATTAGTACCAATCCTATACAGATTGAAAAAAATAAAAACAAAAAGAGATATTATACCAGACAGTATTATAATATATTATCTCAGTATGCAGATTCAGTTCAGATTATAAATAACTGGACAGGAAAGGTTAAGGATTTTGAATATAGAAAAGGAGAAGAATCAAGTTTTATATTTTTAAATATAGAAATAGAATACAATGGGGACAATTATAAAGTAGGATACCCTTATGATAGAATTATATTGAAGAGCGTATATACCATAGATAATAATTCAAAAGAAAACGATGTAGTGTTTAATAATATGTCCAATATTAACGAAAATTCAAATGTATATTTAATGGGGTATTTCAATAGGAGTATGAATGGACATATTTCAGTTGGAGAAAAATTTAATGAATTTAATTTTACAATATTAAATATATCTACTTCCCCGATTACAAATAATATATCTGATAATGCAAGGAGTGCTGTTGGAGAAAAATTTAAAGAATTGAAAATTATAGGGTTGGGCATATTAAATAAAAAAACAGAAAAACAGATAAAAAAAGAAACCTCTTTTTTAAACATGGATTCCATAAAAAACACTTTAATGGATGATGATAAAAAGCTACTTGATAAAATAGAAAAATCTTATCTGTTAAATATAGCAAGAGAATATGTAGATAAAAGATAAATAATTATATGGAGTAAGTCTAATCTGCCTGTGTACATCGTTAGCGGTAATGCAGTAATATACTGATGCTTATTTAGACCGTTTCTAAATTACAAAGAAATCCGTCTCATGTTTTGGTTACATCCCTATTTCTGCTTTAATTTGTATCGGAAATAATATTATTAACAATGTAGTAAACATTGTTAGGTAGTGTTATGTTTAAATTGCGTCGTTCGTTCTGTCGTTCTACAATATTATAGAATAAAGGTGGCATGGGAAGCTGGAGCGAAAAACAAGAAGTTAAGAAAGAGGCAAAGGAAAAGGATAAGGTAAGGCGTGAAAAGCTTGCAGGATTCTTTTTTAATTTGGCGCAAGTTTCTTTTACTGTATTATCTTTGGGATTGGCAATAACCCTTGTGAAAGAAGAACTCTATGATAACATTTTATTAATTGTTCTTGTTTCTATGGGAATTATACTTACGGTATTATTTGCAAAAATAGGTAATAACATTTTAAGATAAATATTATGGTTGCATTATATGGGTTTGGGCTTATAACAGTAATAACTGTTGCCTTTTGGATTTATACAGAAACTCCTTCCGGTAAAAAGTGGATAAAAGGGTTGTGATAATATGGATTTTTTAAGCTTATTATATACAATAGGAACCATTATCACAAGTGGCATACTTATATGGTTTAAAACCAAATCCGGGAAGAAGTGGTTAAGAAAACTGTAAGCAGAAGTATAAAAAAGGAACAGATAAATTCAATATCAAAATAATATGGGGAGTGTAATGGAAAGCAAGAAAGCAAGATATTCTGCAAAGCATCCACATCATATAAAGCCTAAAGGTGATAGACTGGGATGGACGCCGAGAGGAGCAGCCAAGCACTTTCCCTTGCATGAAATTATCGGAGAGGGAAGAATCGTTAGTGACTCTTGCTGCTTCATTTCAGCCAATACAAAAAGAATTATGCAATAAAGCCAGACACTACATCTGGCTTTTTATATATATTCATTCTACGCTCTTAACTATCAGCGAATACTTTACAGGTTTTGCCTTTCCATGATTGTAACTTACACTTTTTACATATCCTTTATATATGTTCCCGTTCTTCTCTATCCGTATATAGCCTGATAAATCAGAGGGTGTTCCCTGATCGCCTGTTTCTACCGATAATTCCCCAACCGTAAACAGTCTGTTTCCTAATGCTATGTCGTTGGTTTCTCTTACTCCGTTAATCTCAACATCACTATTGCCGTCAGAAGACGTAAAAGACAACTGCTCTGCAAAGGCTGCAAGGTAGCGTGCGTTCGCTTCAATCATGTAACGCTGCGAATACATGGCATTAAACATGGTAGACGGAGATATAACGCCGGATATGGTGTATCCGCTTCGTACAAGTTTGTACTTTCCTCCCTCAAGTGCGGCACCAACAAAGAATATATCACTATCACTGTCATTGTCCGTTGTATCTTCGCCTCTTTTTGCGGCAAGAAATTCTATGCCGTATGCATCCGCGCGATATGGGCTTATCAATTCTTTCGCGTTCTCTGTAAGGGTAATTCCAGTGGTGTATTCGTTTGTGAAATGAAATTCATCACGTCCGTTTACGCTATCGTAGTCCTGTTTGTCATATCCTACTTTTAGCCGGGAATAGATCATAGAGGAGCTTACATTATAATTCAGGTCTACCGTATCGTCTTTCAGGTCTTTCACCAGTTTATCCTGAAACAGAACATCCCTGTGCACAAACGTTACCTTGTTATCACCTATAACGGGAACAAACCCGAAAACAGAACTCATCCAGTTTGCGAATTTGGTATAGGATGTATAGATTTTGGCATTTGGTATTCCTCTGATACTTTCGGCGGGGGCAATCATGGCATTTTTACCCCCTTTATAAGCATCCCCGGCCGGAATGGATATTTCTCCAGTTACACCCTCATTACCTCCATTTATTGACTTAAGAAGCCTGTTTAATAAGGTTGTGGGTTTAATTACATTAATGTCAACGGGTGTATCTATTGCTTTAAATGTTATCTTGAAAGGGTTATTACGCATGCCGATTTTAATCTTTCCTTTAATGCTTATTCTAAATATAAGATAGCCGTCAATAAACATTGTATAATCATCTCTATGTATCGATACGGGCTGTATTGCTCCACTAATACCGGATAACTGTTGCTTAAGCAAAGTTCTATCACTTTCACTACCGTATCTTTGCTCTACAATTAATGTTGCAGATGCATCGTCGGTTAACTTTTCAACTGTAACCCCTGTGGAAAAGTCTACACTAATATGGAGAGGTAAAGAACTTATGTTATGAAAAAACCACAAACTCGGTATAGGTACAGGTTCTCCGCTTGGAGGAATGCTTACATCGGTAACTTCTACTTTGTTTTTAACTGCTATTTCCGGAGTGCCTTTTATGTATAACGGTACAATTGAATTACCAACATTATCATAAGTATTATATACCCAATCTGCATCATCGCTAACTTCTCCTCCTATAACCCATTCTATATTACTCGACATCTCCAGCCTATCATAATACAGAGGTTCCGCCTCCTTCAATTCGCTAACCAAGTATTCATATTGTGTGCCTTTTTTCGCCTTGATAAGACTTGCAAGGCTATTGTCAACCGCATTAATCTCGCATGATATGTCGGTGTATGTGAATGTTGAGTAATCCAAAGCACACCTGAACTTTTCGTTCAACAACCACGAATTGTTTCTTACATAAAACACAATCGTAGCGGATGACTTTAAATAGTTTGACTGATATTCTCTTAGAAGAAGAGAATAAGCTCCTCCTGAGAACTCGAATTTGGTTGAGAAACTACGCACGACACCGTCATAGTCATTTCTTTTAAAGGACATCTCTACATCATCCCAATTGACAAGGTCATTTGTTACGTCATGTACATTACCTCCTACCAGCAACTCGCATCTATAATACATCTTATTTCTTTTTTGAAGTTGAACGAATCAAAGCATCTATCTCGTCACACATGCGCCTAACCATATAGGCGTATTCTTTGGCGGAAAAAGTGTTCTCATCAATGTGCATCTTTACATGAGACATGAGAGAAACCCTTTCCTTCGTGAAATAATCCCTATCCATTTTAACCTTACCGGAATTTGCGGCCGATTCCTGAAGCTTTGCCAGTCTGTAATTGTCGGAAGCTGAAACGCTCTTTATCCGGTTTGTTATCTTTTCGTGTTCATCTTCTTTGAACCTGTATCCTAAAGCTCCCATAATGCTAACTACTACATCCCAATCCCCGGAAGAGATTAATTTTTCGCACATGGAAAAACAGTTCAGCCGTATTTGAATATTAAGGACTTCGTTTCTTCTGATTATCTGCGCAACGGCTGATTTACCGCCTATGATTGACAAGTATTCATTACATAGCTTCTCGGCAGCCAAAACCTTTTCTTTTATGCTATGCGAATCGCCTTGAACAACCTTGTCAATATCTCCAAGAAAGATGTCAATGAAACGGGAAAGGGATATCTTACTTAAATCATTGTATATCATATCCAATAGTTTATATACGGTTTGAAATCCAGTTGTAATCTGCGATATGGTTAGCTTTTTTCATCATTCTTCCGATGTTCTGCAATTGCCTTGTATTGCCTTTCATTTCCCTTTCAAGGCTGCTGTAATCATTGTTTACATTGACTACTATGCCACTTTCTCGCATATCTTTCAGCTTCTTTTCTATCATGCCATAATCGGATGTTAGGCCGTCTCTGTCATATATATAAGACAAGTCCGGAATTACCTGTGCGTGCGCCGGTAGATTTACCAATGTGGGCTTATCGGGCGTAACAAACAATCCATTATCAGTTATGATACCTTCTTTCTTTCCACCGTCACCCACAATAGCCAATCCGCCCGGATGATCCTTTGTACCCTTTGCATATTTGGGAATGGGCTGAGCAGCAATAACAGCAATTTGAGCAGCGCCCATTGCACCAACCAAAGCGGCAAGAACTAAATTAGGTAATGCTTTTGTTATAGCTAAAGCGGTGGCTATCCCCGCCTGAACAATAGAATTTGCCTTGTCCCATTTAGCCTGCTTCTCCTGCAATGCAGCTTTTTTCTTTTCAAGTTCTTCATTCTTGGCGGCTGTTTTTTTCTCGGCATCGCGTTTGCGGGCTTCCGCTTCTTCGGTGGAAATAGCCCCGTTTTCTTCAAGTGATTCTATACGTTCTATCTCCTTGTCGTATGCTTCATCGTTGGCTTCTTGTTCTTTTTCAATATTCTCTATCCGGGCGTCATATATATCTGTCATTAACGAGGTAATGCCTGATACTATCTTTTCTACGCTTTTTAAAAGGTATCCAAAACTTTGTCTCACGTCCTCTGCCGCTCCTTTAAAAGTCAATTTTCCTTTCTCTGCTACACCCACCATTATATCAGATAACCCCTCAAATATTCCGGCCGTTTCCCCAAGAGAATCTCTTGCTGCATCATTCATTTCTGATAGCCCGCTCTTGAACTTGTCTATCCACTCCTCTTGCTTTTTATTGGCATCATCTAAGCTAAGCTGATCTATTTGTGCTTGAATTTTATCAATTCTTTCTTGTAATTCCTTAGCCTTTTCGCTATTAATATCAACAAGTGTCATTTCCGCTTCTGCTTCTGCGAGAAGTGTTTTAAGACGGGCTTTAGCATATTTTACCCCAATGTCATACAACCGTTTTTCGTAATCCTCTTTACCGATTTCTCCATTTGCATACTGTTTTTTAAGCAAATTAGCTTCTTTCAAAGCGGATGTTTCCTGCCTGTCTATCATCCTATCGGTATTTGATTCAATCATCCCAAATCTCTCTTCAAGGTTTTGCATAATCAAGTCGTTCTCCCTTTTCATATACTTCATTCGTATTGCCAAGACATCGTTTCCGTTCTTCTCCGCATCATTTATTTCAGCATCACGCATCATATTATTAAGTTGGATTTGGAGATTAAGCCTTTTGTCTAATTCTTCATTGGAATTATCGCCAATGGAAGCCAATCTGTTTTCAAGATTTGCTTTCTCTATTTCAAGAAGCTCCTTGTCGTATTTATCGTTTATTTCCGCAATGGCTTTTCCTTTCAGCGTTTCAAGGTTTTTCCTTAATTCAATTTCTTTTTCAGAATTACCTTTTATCTCCTTAATCCTATCTTCATACTCTTTGCTAACCTCGGCAATTTCCTTTTTTCTGCCGTCAGCAATTAAATCAATCCTTGATTTAGCTAAATCCTCTGTTATCTTTTTAATGTATTCGGCATATTCCTTAAATTTGTCTTTATCGTCTCCCTCTGTATAATCTGAAATTTTTATACTTCTCGATAGAGCTATTTGGGCAGAATATACATCACGCAGATCTTTAGTTAGTCCTTCATATTCCTTTCTTAAATGGGCCACTCTATCAGCGGATTTTATAATTTCCCCTGAAAAAGGGTCTACATAGTCTGTTTCGGCTTCTGCCTTTCGTATTTCCATTAGTTTGCCCGCTGCTTTCATTGATAAATCCAATGCTCTTGTAGAAAGATTTTCTATTTCTGTCATCTTGGCTTTTGCGGTTGCTGTTTCTATTATAGATTTAGAAAGTTTTATATACTCATCATTTGCTTTCCCCAACAGAATATACTCCTTTGACATATTCCCAAAATAAGAAGGATATTTTTTCTGCAATTCTTCAACCGCTGCATTTCTTTCTTCCATTGACCGAGATGTGTCTTGCGTGGCTTTATATAGAAATTCCAGTTCTGTCCTTTCTTTCATGCTGTCAGAAATTCCCTTGCGTCTTGCATTTGCTAAATTAGTTTCAGCGCTTGCTACCTCATTAACTGCTTTTTCTGCCTTAAACAAACTTCCTATCCATTTTGCAATCTCCGAACCATACGCAGACAGCAATGTTATACCTATTACAAGTGCAGCCTGCCAAGAAAAGATACTACCTAACAATTGTTTCCAAACAGGAATTGCAGTTAATCCTTCAGCTTTCATCCGTTTAAATTCTTCGCTTGCTCTTCTTAATTCATCCGCAAACATTGGTAAGTTATTGGAGATAGCAAGGAAGAACTGGTTGAAGCTCATTGTAAGAGACGGTAGTTCCCGCAATAATTGTTGCGTCTGTACATTTAATCCATTCCATGAGGACGCATAATTACCCACATTTCTTTGATAGTTCCCAAATTGTGCGTCTATCTCTTTTAATTTGTTGTTCAAAGAATTGGCTTGGGAAATAAGGTTTTTCCCTATGCTGCTTTCCCGGTCAGCTTCACTTAACGCCTTATACCTTTTTTGCAGTTCAAGCATGGCGGCGTTCATTTCATTATAACTACCGGAAGCGGATATTATATAAGTGGAATGATTTTTTATTAAAGCTGAATACTGTTGATTTTGTGCTATTAGTTCCGAGTGCCTTTGTTTTAATAAAGAAGATTGGTTAATGTATTCTGTTAAGGTAATTTCTCCTGCTTTATAAGATTTGTTTAATTCGCGAATATCAGATAGTATTTTCTTCATAGCCTCTTTATTGGCTATGGTGTCGGCTGTTAATTTAGTCACTTCACTATCGTAAGCCTGTACCGTATCAATTATGGAAGCATAATTCATGTTGGCTGCTTGAAGTTGAGCGGATGCCTGATTTATCGTGTCGCTTGCAGTCTGTGTGCTCTTGGCTGCATTTTCCTGTGCAGAAGCAACTTGATTGGAAGAAGAAGAAAGCCCGGCGAGCATATCGCTTGCATTTTTTACGTTTTTAGAAAATTGCTCAAACAGGATGTTTAGCTTTTGAAGACTTGTCATAGAGTTAAACTGCTGGGATATTTGCCGCAATACAGTCAACTGCTTTGTCTGAATGGATTCCATTCTTTCCTGTGTTTTGTTCAGTTTTTCAAGAATGGATGTATAATCGTGTGCTTTTTGGGAAAGTTCGTCAAAAGTCCTTGGATTTGTCTTTGAGCTTGCCGCTAATGTGTTTGCAAATTCTACATACTTACCTTTTGCCGAATCAAACTCACGTGATAATGTTTTTAGCTGCTGTAAAGCCTCTTTGCTTACTACATCTGTAATTACAAATTCGTTTGCCATAAGTCCTGATTTTGAGTTCCATGCAACATCACATGGCGATACAAAGATAATAATTTATTTAATTTATTGGTTCTTATTTGGAATTATTCTAAATAGTATGTACATTTGCAAAGGACGTGTAAAGTTGCACGTCACCGTAAAAAGGACGAAAAGACATGGTAAAGGTTGGTGATGTTTGCCCTCTTTTTTTCTCACCTATAAAAAATAAGTTTGGGCTGGAAATGGACTACGTTCAGAGGTTCCACACTTCTGATAAAATCCATATACAGGTGTTTGCGAGCGCTTCGGAGGAGGTGTCAGTAACACTTAACAACCTTGTCGCCGAGACCTCTACTCCTGTATCTCTTTCTACATACAATCAAAATGATAACGTATTAATGTATTATGCAGTCCTTAGCGGGCTGGATGATGCAAAATATACGGTTACTGTCAATGGTAATGCGTCAGAGCCATTCGAGGTGTGCTCCTCTGATATTATATTAGAGGAAACAACGCTTATCAGGTATTCTCACAAGAGTAATAATTCCGCTTTTGATAACATATTTTGGATAAACGATACTCAACAGGTGTTTGAGTTCCGGGTAGAAGCCGGATTTAAGCCGGAAGGATATACTTCTCATATAAGCAACGAGCAATACCGCAATCAGATGCAGGAGATAGAGGAGTTATACGCAGTCCCGTATGATGTTTATACCCTTACAATCGGAAGCTCAAAAGGCGTGCCATATTGGTTTGCCAAACACTTAAACCGCATCTTATGCCTTTCAATGGTAGAAATTGACGGGACGAAGTTCGTGCGTTCCGAGGGTTCAGTACCTGAAATTACACAGGTTATTGAATCAAGCCAATTATTCTACATCTCGATCGCTCTTGAACAACAATATAATGATATTGCCGGTATCGGAGGTACTCCCGAACCAGCATCTCCGCCATTATATGGGGCATTTGTGATTGATAATGCCACAGACGGGCAGCTATTGCAGTTCAAGGCTGACAAATCAGCTTTTACTAACGTAACAACAGTGGAAGTATGATAAAGAAGAGGGTAAATAAAATAAATTGGCATGGGAGCGACCTTGAAAACAACAGGGCTAAAGCTCCTAATATATCTACTCCGGGCGGAAACGGGCTCGACGGACTTAATGACGGGGAAATATATGTATGTAATGCAGATGAAGACCCTGCTATCTTCATAAAAACAAATAAGGATAAGGTTGCAAGAGTTGGCGGTAATGGAAGTGACAGCTATTCGAGAGATCAGATAGATGATTTTCTCGGAAAGAAGCTTGACAAAGTCGTTTGGGACAGAAACCTTGAAGAGAGGGTTGACGATAACGGAGAGGAATACTTGTTCTTAACCAAACCGTTGATTACCGCCTACGGAGTAACCATGTACGCAGGCGCAGACGTTCAAGTCCCTTCAATCTACGAAGGTCTCCCAATAGACGGTGTGACGATTCAGTGGGTTGACGGAAAGCTTGTCTCAACAGGTGGAAAGGGTACTGCCAATGGTATAGTGGTAAATGGTAACACTTACACTCCTAATGAGGACGGAATAATCACCTTGCCTAATTATCCTTCATTAAGCGGTTATGCTACGGAGCAATGGGTTAATAACACACTTAGCGGTTATGCTACTTCATCGTCCTTGTCTCAATTATCCGCTAAGGTAGATAACTTCTTGGAGGGGACTGATACTGACGGTATCATCAATAAATGGAAAGAGCTTGAATCATTCCTTGCAGGTCAGACGCAGACAAGCACGTTAGCTGAATTACTCTCCGTTAAGGCGGATAAGGCCACCACCCTTGCAGGCTATGGCATCACAGACGCCTACACCAAAAACGACATATCCGGGCTATTATCCGATTACGTAACCAAATCAGGCGCACAGGACATTACAGGTATCAAGTCGTTTATAAACGGCTTGAATATCGGTGATATACTTGTGAAGAAGCATTCTGACGGAGTGGTTGAGTTAGACGGTGATTTGATTTTGACGGGTAGTCTTACCATGTTTGCACAAGGCAGTCATACGGCATCAACCATTCTTGATGCGCTTCCGATTGACAATACCACCTTGTCAAAAGAGGGTGATGTATTAAGCGTAATAGGCGGTGTTGGAGGTGGTTCGGTAGACGGGATTATACTTAACGGAACAACCTATTCTCCTGATGAAACCACGAAGCTTATTACATTGCCGAATTACCCCACCACATTGCCAGCAAGTGACGTGTATTCTTGGGCCAAGCAGCCGAACAAGCCGAGTTATTCGTTTGATGAGCTGTCCTCTCATCCTACTACGCTGGGGGGATATGGGATTACGGATGCTTATACGAAGCACGAGATAGACACAACAGTATACAGTAAGAGTGAGTGTGACGAATTTTTTGTAAATAAGGCAGGGGATACGATGACGGGAACATTGCTAATGTCAAATGATTCTGATATTTATGGTAGGTCTTCTGCTAATTCAGGTGCAGCTTATATCATAGGTTATAGAGATGCAAATATTGGTGGTATTGTTATGCACGATATTAGTGCTGCTAACAACACTAAGGCCCTATACATACAGACTAACGGATATGACGCGCCCAGTGACACTGGAGGGTTAGCCATAACAAATGATTGTGTTACAGCATTCGGCTCAGGTGATAATGGTTCTGTATTCAGAGTGCTAAATGAGGATAATGTAAATCTTGGAGCTTTGTTTAACGTCGCAAAAGATGGCACATTAACAAGACTTGGTAATAAGATATGGGATGCCGGCAACGACGGTTCAGGTTCAGGGCTGGATGCGGATTTGTTGGACGGGTATCATTACTATTCTTTTGAAAGCTATCATAAGGTGAGCATAGATACAACAGGACTTGATAACAATACGTGGTATCCTGTTACAATGGGTATCGATAATTCTCTGCAAACAAGAATTAGAGTACAAGGAAATACGTATGCTCCCGGGTCATGGAATGGCAGAGAAGACAAACGTATGTCATTAATATTGGATTACACTGTTAATGGTTCTTTTTGGGGATGGACATCCGCCCGTAGAGTAATAAATGAGATACAAGATGGAGCAGGCGCTCAAGGTGCACATTGTATTGGAGGTTTAGGACAGTTAACTAATTCGTCTACCGAATATGTATATGTCAGAGGAGGTGCAGTATATGATTTCTATGTAGATCGCTTTACCAACCCTGTATTAAGGACGTCCACATATACTATTCAAAATCAATCCGTTTCTCCCCAAACATCTTATTCGGACGTAAACAGAACCAATGCCTTGCTTACGGACAATGTAGCGTCCGCCACCAAGTTGCAAACCCCTCGCTATATCTTCAGTAAGCCTTTTGACGGCACAAACAATGTAACAGGAGGAGCTAAGTTTCTTAATATCTGCATTGAGACAGATAACAACGGAAATGATAGCGGAAGAGGTAGTGAGATAAATAATTACGTAGGTCCTCTGCAGTTACAGCAAGCTTCTCCTATTGATATACACATGTGTATGGGTGGCGGCAACGTCGGCATAGGCATAACACCTGAGCACAAGTTAGATGTAAACGGATCGTTTATGGCTCGTGGTATTATGAAATGTATGCAAATTGAAGTATCTAATTACTCGACCCAATATTACGCTGCGTATCGAACATTTAATACCGCTATATCCGGCACAGACCCCGATTATGAATGGTGTTGGTATCACGCTAAGGGCGAGATTACAAGAGGGCTTTCGTTATGGAGTTATGATGCAAACGGGACAGTATATAACGAAGTTGCCTCATTTTCTGCTTATGGTGGAAATAGATTTTATGTTAACGGCAATATTCTTACCACTGGCGGAATAACCATGTACTCCGACTTAAGAAAGAAGAACGTCCTGAACAGCATCATCGTACCTCTTGACGTAATGGCAAACGCTGACCTTTTCGATTACACTTTCAAGACAGATGAAAAATGCAAAGTCAGAGCAGGAACGAGCGCCCAGTATTGGAACGTGTTTCTTCCACAGGTGACAGACACAGACAATGAGGGCTTCTTCACAATGAGTTATGATGTGCTTGCAACTACATGCGTATTGTCTATGGCCAAGCATTTCCAAAGATTTTTGATAGAGGATTTTGGCAGACACGAAACAGAGATAGAGAGATTAAAACGTGAGAATGAAGAACTAAAGAACCGTATTATCGAACTGGAAAGGAGGGCAGCATAATGGCAATAATACCCGATACCAATATTAACCTGTCAAACAACATCGGTGCGGTGCTGAGGGATGCAGGGGGTAATGTTAATATCAATTATGCGCCAAGCTTTTTTACGGCGGATACAAATATTAGAGAATGGGCGAAGTATAAGCCGTTCAAATACCCGAAAAACTTTAACGTAACCGATAATGAGCGCAGTTCAAGAAACTGGGGGTTGTCTAATGTGCCGTATTGGGACAATGTCAATTACATGGCTGATTATGTCCGTAACGGCTCGCCTCTTGCTGGAAATTGTGGTACTCCTTATTTTGCCTATATACCTCCAGTCGGTGGCACTTCGGAACCCCTAAGACTTGAAGATTTCAGGGGATATTATACTGAAGCCGTACAACCATATCTACCTTATAATGACTCTGTAATGATGGCTGACAACACAACCGCCTTTTCAATAACGGTTCCTGTTAACGTACAACCGTCTCAGCAATACAATCTTACATTAGCCGATCTCCATTATATTAATTCGGGAGGTAATGTAGTTGGTGATTGGAGAAATAGCTATTTATGTCTCGGACTGCTAAAGATTGGTAGTACAGAGTTTTATATGGCTACTGGTAACGCTTCTGTCGCTGATGACCCAACAATAGGCAATTATCCGGGTAATGCTATATTCGTATTTGACAGGGTTCGCCATGCTGCCGGAAAATATAAATCATTCCTCTTTGTTTCAAGCGTTAAGGATGTAGGTTCAAGTACGGCTCCTACGTCCGGTTTCTTCACTCCGTTAACATTCACATACGGTGAGGTTACATTGAAGAATTACGCGCCACCAGTAGAGTTAAAAGAATTAAGCGCTACTAAGATTAGCACCGGAACAAAGGTAATATCTGTAAACTGCAAGATATACAATAATACCAACAGTAGATTATCGGCCAATATCAAGGTTACTATATATACTCAGTATGAATCTGTTATAAACACATTTACTTACAACGAGTACATTGACGCCGATACCTACCTTAGTTTCGGTAAGTCATATCTTGGTTCTCAAATATCCAATTTTGACGGAGCAAAAAAAGTGAATGTAACTGTCGTAATCAATGGACAAACACTATCTCAAACAGTAGATATACAGAATTATTAATGCAATAGACCATGAAACAATTCAAATCATTATCAGACAAGCGGCTTATCATTGAAGCCGAGGTAAACGGAAAGAAAGGCTTCTTCCTTATTGATACAGGTGCGAGTGTTGGGCTTATTGCCGAGGACAAGGTAAAGAGGTTCGACATCGTGAGAGGACGCAAATATCCCGGCTCCCTTGTTGGCGCTGGCGGTGAAATGGAAGATGTGTATTACTGCAATACGCTTGTGCGGTTTGGCGGGAAAGATATTCCGCAGTTCCTCATTACCGACATATCAGGCGTGAGAAACAGCATAGAGCGTGAGACCGGGATAGAGATACTGGGAATAATCGGCCTTTCCCAAATGAAAATCGCATCGATGCAAGTAGATGCAAATGACAATATGATAACAATAGAATAGTAACCAATAAAAACAAAAGTTATGAGTACATCAACAACCGCCGCAGAAAAAGTGGCTTATGAAAAGTTAGTGAGAGCAACAGTAAGAGTAAATAACTCCGTAGACGAATCTAAGGTCTATGACATTGAAGCGGATGCCGAGATAAACAACGGCATTGTAGGTAATATCAATTCAGGCACAGTGAAGAAAGACGGCTCACAGGTGGCTACTTTCAACAGTTACGGCAACGAGAACCTGAGCATCAACCATAACGTGGGAGACAAGCAGGAGCAGTGCAACATCACCGCGGCCGTCAATACCTTTATTGCCGACACGAAAGCCAAGATAGTTACTGCACAGCCCGTTTCATTGTAATTGTACAACCATTAAACTATAATCATCATGGAAGATAAGAAAGAAAAAGAAGAGTTGAGAGATATTGACTTTGCCAAAGCAGAAATCGAAAACATTGACGGCTCAAAGTCTAAGATATTCGTAGACGGTGACGGTGAGATTGGCGTATTGGTTAAGCAGTTTGCCAACGTGATATACTCCCAGTCTAAGGAATTGGGCGAGGTGGAAGTAGCCCGCGAAATCTACAAAACAGGCCAGTCAAAGGTCACAAAAGAACAGGCAGCAGCCTTGAAGAAGTATGCGGAGAACTATCCGTACATCTTGCGCACTGCAATAGAGGGTGTCTTTGATGTGTTCAAGTAACTAATCAGAAAGGGGGTGTGTCATGAAAAAGGTAAAGGTTGATTTATTAGTTATTGGTAACCTATTGGTATCAACAACTTGCGAGGGGGGGGTAACATCCTCTAATTGGAATTGTTATGCAGATGAAAGCCTATATGAAGCGGACAGGGTCGTACATGGGGACTACGAGATTGACGGTAGCAGTGATATGTCTATTGCTGTTACTGGTGGTATCACCATTATACGGAAGGAGGTATGATATGGCTATTGTACCTAATACCGATGTCAACCTTGCCGTTAATGTACGTGACGTACTGAACTCTGCCGGGGGAAGTGTCACTAATGAGGTGATAACATTCTTCCAAACGAGGGCTAACATCAACAAGTGGGCCAAATACAAACCTTACCGAAAGGCAACAAACTTCAACCTTGATTATAGCACAGACCCTACACGTGCGGACGGGTGTATGTGGGGAATGGTTACCCCAACATTGAAGGCGGGATATGTGTATTTCAATAAAATGGCTTATGAAATTACCACAAACCCTTCTCAGGCAAACTACCCCAACTGGGAATATCAGCTTCCGAGAGGCGGACAGGGTGAGCCTTACCGACTTGGTGATTTCAAAGGGTACAATACCGCGGCTGTCCAGCCGTTTACAACAGGCATAACTAATTATAAGTCGGAACTGAATATGTTTGATGAAGATAGCTTCACTGCTTTTTGCATGATAAATTCGGGGTCCGATTTTAATTTCAGGGACTTTTTTACGACATCTTCCGGATATAGGTTTGTTGTTGAATGCTACTTGGAAACGGGTATGCCTTTTTATGTAATGGACGCTCCGACTTACAAACAAATATCAGGGCAAGATATTGCAAACGTTACCGACTGGGCAGAATATATAAAGATCCAGCTTTCGCAGATAATGCAGAATACAAGCCAGCTTGTCGGACAGTCGCTGTATGTATGTATGGGTGTTCAGAAAATAAGCTCAAGTGGAAGTGCCGAGGGTGGAACGGGCATTGTAGCTCCATGGAACGGCAGCGACACTCCGTTTTTTAAAAGGATTAGCATAGTAAACTATTTCAGCCGCCGGGCAAGCCTTACCTATGTGGCATTTACGTTGGTTAATCCTACTTGGTATTCAAGAGACAGCGATCTTACTTTCTCTTTTTCAGGCACAAGATATTTTTGTATAAGGATGAAGATAGAGCGTAAGGCGAAGGGGATGTACATTATTCCTGAGAACTCATCGTTCACACCTTCTTCAGGAGAAGGGACCATAAAGATAAGATGCTCTGTTGTGGCCGGAACATATCAAAGCAGCCAGTTCGGACAACCCGCAAATAGTTCTTTGCAGAATATCAGTCAGATATATATAGAGCCTTCTCCAACCGAGGGACAGTATCAGGAGTTCTATTTGGTTTTCAGCAGCCTGTTGAAATCCGGCACCGCTTCTTATTTGGTCTTTGAGGCTACCTCTGACAATAAAGGTTCATTCGTAACTATGGATGTTCAGACAGTGAATATAACTTGCAGATAGTACGATGAAACAGATAAGCAAATTCCCCGTTCCACTCTCACGAGCCAAACGGGGATGCGCAGTAGTTAGTTCTGATACTATGAATGATACAAATATAAGAAGAAATTCAAACATAACGATAAAATGAAAGAAAACATTATTACCCAAAGCATACCGGGTGGATTCGCGGTGATAGCAAGCAGCTTTATTATACAGTCATTGGAGCACATGATACCTTGGCTGATAGTATCATTTTCAGTTATTATCTGCGATTTGGCGTTTGGAGTTAGGAAGAGTTTATTAATGAATGAGGAAGTACGTTTCTCCGGAGCCATACGCCGTACTATGGGTAAAATGGTAACTTACTTTGCATTTGTCTGCATGGTTGTGATGATAAACATTGCTTCCGGGGACAAGTGGAACATTGATATATATTCCTGTCTCTTTGTGTGCTTTATAGAGTTTTGTTCTATTATAAGCAACATATTAAAGCCTAAAGGGTATGATTTCAACATATTAAAGGCTTTGGGCGTATTCTGCAAAAAGGTTTTTAATGTTGATAAGGAAGATGTTAGTGAGATAATAACGAAGGATAAGGAGGAAAAGAAATGAATATTAAAGACTACTTCGACATTCAGGAACTTGTATGCCGGCATGTGTACGAGAAGTTCGGCGATAACGCTTGGCAGTTCTTCGATAACCGCCTGTTAGAAACACTGCTCGTTATCAGGGAGAAACTTGGCAAGCCTATCTATGTGAATAATTGGCAGGTAGGCGGTAATGTGACACAACGAGGGTTAAGATGTAATGTCTGCCAGCTTGTTGCAGAAAAAACAAGGCTTGAAAAAGTGTACGTATCGGCACACATGCAAGGTACGGGCATTGATTTCGATGTAAAAGGCATGACAGCTCTTGAGGTGCGCAACTGGATTAAGGCAAACCAAATACTTCTTCCGTATCCTGTCAGACTGGAGCAGGATGTTACGTGGGTGCATCTTGACATGCGTAATGACGGGACAAAGGGTAAAGTCGTGTATTTCAAAGGATAATTATTAACAATTAAATAAAAGCATTATGGCAGCAACAGATTTATCATTCAGCAAAAACGAGGAAAACAAGTACGTAGCATCTTTCGTATCCGAGGGCCCTGTTACCATACAGGTGAAGAGACAAGAAGCAGGTTCGCTAAATATCTATGCCAACATTGACGGCATGGATGCAATCTACGTAGGCGGGTATGGCCCGTACAACGGTAGTGCCAACTTGATTTTCAATGTAGATGTCCCGGCAGGGGTTAATGTGTCGGTTGAATCGTTTACGGAAGTGTTGGAAGCTAAAAAAATAGGGCAATGAATAATATCGAACTAAACAAAGTCGCAATTCAGAGCATCGGCATTGACACCATACGTCTGCCGGGTGTCGGTTCTGCAAGCGCTAGGGGTTCGGGGAGTTTGTTTCACAAGTCTCTTGTTGACGCTTGGTTTATGTCAGGATACAGCAATGATAATCCTCCTGCTTCGATAAAGGGTTACAAGGGGTATGAACTTGTACTGAAGAACTTTGCGTTTACTTCTAATAGCGGGTTTGGTGGAAGTGTAGACCACAGTGGCGGAACTGACGGCGGAAAAGCGGCTTCTTCTTATGAAGGTTCTCTTGTATTCGATGGTGTAGATGATTATGCTGTATGTGACAATATACCGATACAAACGGATTATACAGTGATATGCAGGAGAGAAATAATTAATACGAACAACTCTTCTGCTGTTGCTTCCAAACGTACTTATCCTGATGATATAGGAAGTTTTGGTGCTTTTGTTATTGAAAGAGTTACTGCCAATGGTAGTAAGGCTTTATATTCTTTTGGAAAAGATAATGCAGTTGAATTGTTTAACTCAAATCAAATAATATATCAAAGTAAGACTGCCTATAATGATAGAAATATCATAGCAGGAGATGCATCAGATACAAATATTTTGAGTTTAGGAGCGAATGCATATAATCTAAGTTTAGGTAGATGTCAGGAGTTTTCTAATGTTGCTATCTACTACTTCGCCCTCTACGATAAATCTCTCACTCCTGATGAAATAGAGCAAGAGAAGATAAAGTTAAATGAAATTTGGACTAAAAGATTAAACGGATGAAATATGTAATTGTAACAGTAGAATGGTGTTTGCAAAAGGGAATAGTAGTACCTGAGCATGCGCGTAAGAGTGTGAACAGAAGTAAGGTTATTCTTCATTATGACTTCGTGTCCCCTGTGTTGACTGACGAGGATAAACTAACGGTTTACGAACATAACAGTAGGGAACTTGGTAGCATCCTGAATAGCAGGGAGTGGAAAAATGAAGATTCCTCTATTTCGTAACTTATAAACTATTTGCCATGAAAGAACTAAGAAATCTATTGTTTTGGGCGTCTGTCGGATTGCTGGCTATGCTGCTGGTGTTCGTGTTTGCTTCGTGCCGAACGAGGACGGTCTACGTGCCTGTTGAAACCAAAGTGCTTGACAGCATAGTCTACCATGATACAACGTTTCAGGAGAAGCTGATACCTTACAAAGACAGCGTGTCTGTTGCCGATACTGTGTCATTCCTGCATAACCCGTATGCTTATAGTTATGCGTCTTGGAATAAGGGGATATTGAACCACTCATTAGGCATCTATCCCCAATCTACGGTGACGGTCAAGATACCTTACTTCATTGAAAAGATAAGAAGAATTGAAGTGCCAAAGCCTTATCCTGTGGAAAGGAAACTATCATGGTGGGAACGGTTTAAAATCAATTACGGAGGTGCGAGCATGATGCTAAACATTGCATGTGTCGCATTGGCCGTTCTTTGGCTTGCCATAAGGATAAAAAAGAAATAAGTGTAGAAGTTGGCTTTAGCTGACGCTCTTTCGGGGCTTAGAGTAGAAAGAAAGCCCCTATCTCTTGTCCTCTGTCTGCGAAACGAACACAAGAGACAACAATCACAATCCGAGTTGTTACGAGGCTTTCGAGTTTAATAACGCCGGGTTGTGATTTTTGTTTTTAATAATTACATGTTTTAAAGCAGAATAATATGAAAACAGGAGATTTGTATCAGATTATGATGTCTACGGTATGTAGGCATACGGGGGTTGGAGAATTGGATATGATTGAAAGCAATAAGGAGGAATGTGTAGACGCACGTTATATTTTAATATATTTTCTGTCTAAATATCTGACGGACGAGGATATATCCAAGAATACGGGGTTAACCCGGCAGGCGGTTAATTATATACGCAATCATTTTGAAAATAAAATGAATAAGTGGAGCATAAAGAGTGGTATATATGATATTGGCGAAATGCTAAAGCCCCCATTTCTCAATGAGGGCTTTTAGAAGCGGAAAGGGAACAGCGTTATAAATTTATAGCCAATAATTCTTCACCTAATTTGTGAAGCGCTGTTTCTATTTTTAAAGTTTGTTCCGGACGGGGATTTCTCATTCCGGATGCGTAATGCCATAATTGTTTTTGGTTTATTCCGGTGATACGTTCTAAACCAGCTTTTGTAAAGATGCCGGAATAAAATTGGAGTAATGATTTTACGTCCATTTTAAACGACAATTCATAGTCTCCTTGAAGTTCAACAGGAATAACACCACCAAATTCCTTGCAATCTTCTATTAATACATTAATAGAGTTGATGATGCCCGCTTTAATTTCTTCTACGGTTTTTCCGGTTGCTACAATACCATCTACTTCTTGGATATAAGCAGAATAATTATTTTCTGCTTTCTCGATGATAACGGTTAGCGGTTTCATACTTCATAATTTATTACTCGTTAATAATATCCTTTTTTGCTCTCTTCAAAGAAAGCAGGACTGGCTATTGTCCTGCTGTTCCCTAAAGAGTGGATTAAATTTCATTCAAGTCAGCTTCTGTTAAACCGGCTTGTCTGAAAATTGATTTAAGTGTTCCAATGGCTAAATCATCATTAGGATTTCCAGGAATAGGAATCGGGCGAGGTTCGCCATCTTTCCTAAAAATTCTATGATCGCCATTAGTCCTAATATGTTTCCACCCTTTCGCCTCTAATAAGGCTATCACAGCCTTTACTTTTAAAACTTTCATTCACTAAGATTTAAAATTAAACGAAATGACTTATCAGTCATGTGGATAACGCTGCAAAGATAACTATAATTCTATCAATCACAAAGGATGAGATAACTATTTTTCTATCATTGTGATTTTTTAGCATTGGATGCGAGCAATGAATTAGCAATGAACTCGCAAGGTATTATTTCGGTGGCATAGTACTTATCCTGTCCTTTGTCATGCAGCCTACATCGGGCTGCCTTGAAACAATAAATATTTTATGACTATGACAGCAGAAGATTTAATGGCAATGAAAGCCATGTCCGACGGAACCGACATGAGTTCCTACGAACACTTCATGGTGGCTGAAAAAACAGCGAAGAGACCCAGCGGAACATCAATTGCAGCTATCACTATCGGTAGTGCAGCCTTGTTGACTGGTATCGGAGCTTGGATTTTCGGTGGCGTTTATGCCGCACAGGGAAGCAAAGCTAACCAAAGAGACATTGACCGACTGGCTCAACTGGCTATTGCAGAACGCGCAGAACGTGTAAATCAGCAACCTCGCATGATTGACTACGTAAATGTTCAGACAGGCGCTACGGCTAACGCTTTGGCGGGAGCAGGAGCAAGCGCATACGCACAGGCAGAAGCACAGATCGTGGCTGACCGTTTGACTGGTCGCTCACAGATGTGTCCGCAGCCCGTAGCATTGTACAGCGCACCGCAGCCTTGCGGATGTCCTTGCAACGGCTAATTGCATTTCGGTATCGGGGAAGGGCGCACTAAGCCTTTCCCTTTTTACAAAAAACATTGCTACTTATGTTTTGGAGAAAGAAAAAATACAATATGGAAATGCTGAAAATGATAAAGCCTACCAGTAAGGTTGCACTGAAAATGCAAACTCTGATGATAGCCAAAGGAAACGTAGAGGAAGCGGAGAAGCTGTATGATTTTCTCGCTAAGGACATGGAAGAACTGCCTACGTTTGATGTTGTACCTCCCACAACCATGCAACAGGTAAGGGATACTGCCGGAACGATATTCGGCTGGGTGAAAGAAAATCAGAACGACATCATGCAAGGCATAGAGTTCTTGAAAAGCCTGAAAAAAGGAGGTGGAATGCCGCCTTCGGGTGCTGCTCCAGTATCACCGCCTCTGCCTCCGTTGTAATTAAAACAAATGCACTATGAAAGGATTTGAAATAAATTTTAAAGTATATGCCGATACGCAGGAAGAAGCGGATGCAGCCTCAAAGGCATTGCAGAACTTTGTAAACGAACATGCTGCCGAGGGAAGAGCGGTAACAGCACAAAAGCTGACAGAGTGCGTTCTTAAATGGAAAGACAACCTGTTTGTAAAAAATCAAATCATCAAATATTTTAAATAACAAAACAATATGAACGAATACATACAAGCCATTTACGAGATAGCAGTATCAAACAATAAGTTCCTGATAGCTACGGAACAACGGCTGATAAACATTGAAGCAAAACTCGATGTGCTGCTGGGTGTAGGAACGCCTGATTCTGTAAAAGAGATGAAGAGCCGGGTGCCGGCTCCAAAGAAATACCCTCAATCAGCAGAGGAACCCGTTGCTGAATAATATTAATAAAAAAACGATTCATTATGAGCTGTTGTAAAAACAAATCGGGACAAACCTCCGTATTGGAGCTTGTCCCCGTAGCCACAGGGACTACGACACCATCCCCAATAATGTATTACATTGACCTGATTCATTATCTGTGTCGTAACCGGAACATCTGTATCACCGCCCAATATCCTTTGAGCGGGACCATGAGGGCCGTTTTAAAGTCTATTGATTCTTTAGGCGGAAACCTTTATTCGCTGTCTATCCAATTGGTAGGTTCGGTAAGTTATCTGCCATACGTATGCGGATGCAACAATTGTGACGTATGCCCGCAGACGGATACAGTGTTCACTTCAATTACCGTACCGTTCTATTCAACCACAGTACCCACATCGGCAACACTTACCGTTACGCCTAATGTGCTGGTAAGTCCTACCAACGTACAAGACTGCTGCACGAAAACAAATGCGGTGGAAATAGAGTTCGGCCTGACTGTCACAAGCCCTGCTCCTGCGCCTGCCGTAGCTGCATTGCTTGGTGAAGATGAAAGCTTAGCAAACGAAACCAAATCATCCAAAAACAAGTAGTGTATGATTGGGGATGCAATGATAATAACCGTTTCCGTATGCCTGTTCATCTATTTGGGACTTTTCAATGCCATAGCAGGCATTTTGAAAAGACTTGTTCCGGTAAACCCGGAGAAGATAGGACACTTATCGGAGAAGCTGAAATGCAGCAAGTGTATCAGCTTTTGGCTCACGCTGGCTTACAGCATTGCATGCGGAGGTCCGGTTATTCGTTGCATCCTTGTTTCTTTTCTGTGCGCTTTGGCCGCACTATGGATTGATTTGCTTTTGGCTTATATAAACAAAAAATACGATCGGTTATGGGAAGATTTGTAATTGTAAAACCAAAGCCCGCAAAGACGGTTAAATGCCCGTCATGCGGAAAGAAATAACAATATGGGCAACAAGAAGATTATGAAGTATTGCATGGACAAATACCTCAACGAGTGTATAGGTAACTGCAAGGATGACGGTGTCAAGGCTCTTTTATTATTACAAAAAGACATTGAAAAGAACAACGAACATCACCTTCGCCAGCAGGACTTGCTGCTTCAAATAATCAGAAAGCAAAGCAAACCCAATTTTTGGCGGGAGGTGGGAGCAAACCTTACCGGGGATGCCATTTTTGAGGTGTTACTAAGAGGTGCAAGCAGGATATTCAGATAAGAAACATACTACTAATTAAAAGAAAGGGAAAAGATTATGAGTATTTATGAATTGATAGAAAAGTACGGCAAAGGCAAGGGTGAAGCTGTAATGATAGAGAGCACCCGCATTCTTTCGGATGTGCTGGAGCCGATGAAAGAGAAAGAGCCTAAAAAGTATTGGCTGGCGTTGAGAAAGCTGTACGGTGCCATGAGCGGATGCCATTACAACGAGGAGTTTGCCATGCACGATGTTGCCGATATGGAATACACAGACAAGGAAGGCAACGAACACAAGGGTGGATATTGGACGGTAGATCAGATAGAGGAAGCCACCAAGAACAAGAATTTCCCGTCAGGATGTACCCGCTGGGATAAATACGTAGCCTTTAATGCTTTTTGGGCCGATCTGTGCAAGGTTTTGGATGGAGAGGATATTATCGAAGCGGCGTATGCCTTTTGGTTTGACGATGAAGATTGGATGCCGGGAGATAATAAAATATGGTCTTATATGTGCCTAAAATATAGCTATGAATGAACAATTAGACATATTGATTAAGCAGTCGGAAGACTTACCGCACTGGATGTTCTGCCGACTGCTTGCTATGATGCAATGGAACGTGCTCTAAAGATAGCCGAGGACGTTATTTGCAATGCTATACCGCTTATTGTTGCGGTAAAACTGGCTATGCTGTTAACCCTGTGTCTCTAATTCTTTCACATCCTCCAGTGCCCTATACAGTATGTATATGGTACTCATATTGTTTTTAAACAAATCTGTGCTCCCTTCATCTACATATTGCGCGTAATCAAACGCCAGTTCTACAAGTTCCTTTCTAAGCTCTTCAGGAGCTATAATGTCTCTAAAAAATTCGCCCATTGCGCTGACGTCATATTGCTTTTTAGCAGGTATTGTATTTCTTTCCATGATGAATATTTGTTTTAGGTTTTAAGCGGGCAGACTGATTACGCCTACCCAAAATAATATTAGTTTATCTTATTCTTGCTAATTTCCCGTCTGAGGGATTGCCGCCAAACAGGTGATTGATGTATGCTAATCCCTTTTGAGTACATGTCACAACCATTACAATAAATCCAGGATGATTTTTTCTTGATATAGGCTTTTCTGTCATTTCAAAGTAGCCTGCATCAATGTATTTCTGCTTAGGTTCATTACGATTTGCAAAGAATACGCCAACTTCCCTTAGCTTCTTGAAAAGGGTGTTTCTACCATATCCAAGATTAAGAATTTTGGCGGCTTGGCCTATGTCTACCTTACCTTCCATAGCAAAAGCTTTTTCAGCAAAATCAGCTTTAGGTTTAAGTCTTTCTATCTGTTTCTGCTGTTTTTCATTCTCCAAAGCTAAACGTTCCTTGTCTTCTTCCGCTTGAAGAGCCATTAAAAGAAGTTCCTTACGGGAAAGTTCACGCTTGTTTTCCTCGCATGCTATAAAATACTTTCGGGCTTGTTTGCCTCGTTCATTATTCTCGAGCATTGAAAGCTCTTTTGCCATGCCGATAGATAGTGCATATTCTATTTTGCTAACTTGCTGATTTTCAGACTTGATAAAATTATCATGTCTGATATTCAATAAGTTACCTTGATAGTCAAAATAGAGCGTTTCAAAATCTTTTCCTTCTACAAAGTCGTATTTATTAATACGCCCTTTTATCCAATTAGCAAATTCTTGTTTACTTTCAAGAAAAGAATGTAAGTAACGTGCGTTAACGGCTTTTTTCCCGTTGTTTTCACTGATAGGGAGCAGTTCTCCCAAATTGTTAATTTCTGCCATAGATTTATTGAACTTTATTGGCATTATAGGGCTGGTAGCCTGCCCATATCCGGCTTTTCGGAAGGGCAAAGAAAAAGGCTGCCCTGTCCCATTGTTCAACCTATCCAAAGGCAGATATAGCATTAACTATACCTATGGGGGTGGCAGCCACTATATTGTAGCGTCAAACTCGCAAGCATAAAAAACGCCTGCATATGGCAGGCTTCCGCTTGCCTTTGGATAAAAGTTGAACGCTGCAAATATACGCCCTTTTTCTATAACGCCAAATAAAAAACTTAATATTTTACTTTAACTGTATGATTTCTACCCCATATCATCGCATTATACAGCGAGGCGGCATATAGTTTAATCTCTTCGTTGCTTTCCAAGAACTCTACCTTTAATGCTTCTTTCATAGCGGTGGTATAAAGGTTTTGGTCTAATGTATTATCTTCCATTGCTTTTGTTTAAAAAATTAATGATTCTCTCAATCTCTCGAATATCTTCTCTCTTTCTTCGTATGTGGCTTTTCTTGTTTCGTAAAAAGAACCAAACAAATGAATGTTTTCTCTTCCCGGACTGACTATATACATTATTTTCTTAGCCATAATCATATTAATCATTAAACAAATCAACAGCTTTCGCAACCCAATACCATATCACGAAATAAAAGGCGTATTTGGCTAATCTTTCGCAAGATAGTGAAGGCTCTAACCCGGCTATGAAATTCCACGTATTATACTCATATACACAAATTAGATATGATATAATGATAGAAACCAGTATATATATAAATCTTCTCATAATCATATAAGTTTTAATGCTTCAAAAATCCCGGCTTCGAGTGCTTCTTCGTAGGTATCCCAATTCCCACCATCGTTAGGGCCTTTGGCATCATCATCTTCCATCCATGTGCCGTTATTGGCTTTCACAATGGCATAGCCATAACCACAAGCATTACGGTATATTTCAATATGCAAGTTCTTGGTTTCACGCAGCCACTTTTGAGCAATGGATTGTGTAGGTTGAGAAAAGCATTGTTTTGGTAAATCATCATTAATTCTATATAAAGTTTCCCTTGGTATATTATTAATATCAATAACATTTTTACAATACTCATTAAACCCTTTCTTTCTCAGCTGCTTCGCTGTCTCTAATGTTACAAGTTCTTCGGTCATGGCTATTCTTCCTTTCTGATATATCCGTTTTCAATCACCCAGCACAGTATCTTATATGCGTTCTCCAAGATATCCACATTGTTTTTATAATCTAAATCGTCAAACGTATAATTTACGTATCTATAACATATACAAGGCGGAAGTATTTGCAGTTGATATTCTTCATCATTGTATGTAATATAACTCGGCAGCTTGTCAAGAATGTCCTGCAAGGTGTAAGTGGGAATTGATTCATATGACATAAAACCACAAACTTGGAATTCTTTCTGCAAACTCAAAAACCATTTACCTTTGGATTTATCATCAACACGACTTCCATGCGATACTCTTGCCCAATACATACTTGCATCACTCGTATCCAAGCCAAGCTCCCTCAGGTGCTTCATCTGATCTATTGATAATACTTGTTTTGATTTCATATCTAATCTCTTTTTTAAACACTCTTACATAAAGCATTAAATTTGAATTTATCACAGTTTATAGTATCTCGGTTAAATCTGTCAGTGCATTTATAATAATGCTTACAGTTGTAACAAACCCTTTCAATCTTTTGCTTTTTCTTTACTTTAGGAAATTTCATTCTTAATCTCCTTTCTCTTTAATATATTTTTCTGTAAACTTGATAATTGTCTCTAAGAAAAGACGGGTTGCATTATCAGATATGATACATCTACTACCGCTGTTCCCAATCTCATGCCTTTGGATTGAAAAAAATGCATACTCCTTTTTAGTGAGCGCGTACCATGCTACTTTTATTCGTTCAATCATTTGTTTAATCTCCTTTCTCTTTAATCCGTTCCAGTACATTCCTGTTGGCTTCGAGTATCTCATCGAAAGAGGGGATTTCGTTTTTACCAACATAATAAAACATAAGACCTCTGCTAACCATTGGCGAACGTCTTTTTAATGAGTTGAAAATAGATGTTGTTGGAATATTCATTTTAATTGAAGCATCTTTTATTGATTTGAAAACGTAAGCAGTTTCTCCATGTATGCAACAAATCTTTTTTCGATAACTATCAGTCGCATGCCCATAGGAGTTATTGTAAGACCTTGTACACCATTCCAAGTTATCAACATTATTATTTAAAGGGTTCTCGTCTTTATGATTTACCATCTCTAAATTTAAAGGGTTTGGTATAAATGCTTTTGCAACAAGCCTGTGCACAAACATTAGTTTCCTTTCCCCATTAATGCTAATTGTTACCTGAACATATCCATGAGAATCTATATAACCTTTCATTATCCTTGGATACGCTCGTTTCCCCCATCTACTAAAAATGCTTCTAACTCGTCCAAAATTACTAACTTGATACCCAAACACTCCTTTTGTGTCTTTCCATACCTCTTTCATGTCATTATAAATTTAAGAGTTTATGAATATTCTCTATAACTTCTCCGTCTGTCAGTGAATCGTCCTGCATGATTGATTTAATCCGATTTGCAAGCCATTCAGCACCGGCTTTGAACCCTTGTTCAATGTCATATCTATCAAAATCGAAATGCAATCTATATTTCTTTGGAACTCCACGTTCTTGACATTTATCGTCAGCATATTTCCTTACTGCTTCTTCTATTGTCTGTTTCATAACTATATTTTATAAGTTATCATGAATCGATCTTCGCCTCTCTAATGTCTATTTCAATCTCTAACGTGGTGTTTGATTTCGTTTTTAAAAGATGGTCTTCTATCGCTTCTGATAAATGACTCATTGCATCTTTTTCGTCCTTACCTATTCTCCTTACATTTATTTCTTCATTTGAAATAATATATCCATTTGACACCTTTTCAATTTTTATTTTTACTTTCATTTTAGCTCATTTTTTACTGATTTGAGGGTTATTCTTCTTTTAGTACGCTATCAATCAAACTGTCTATTTCCTGATCGGATAGAAACTGCTTACCTGCCTCCTTTTGCTCCTGAAGTTTAACTTTAAGCCTATTTTCTATCCTTTTCAACGCTGTACAAGTGTTCTTATCAGGATAATACCAATCAATAGAACTACAAACAATTAACTTAATATGATCAAGTTCTAAGCTATCCGGGCAATGTTTATTGAGAAAGTCTAAATCTTCTTTGATTATCTTCTCGTATGCGTTTTTATCAATCTTTATGCTCATATCTAAATTGTTATTCATTAATTGGTAGTTTCATAAAACACATCCATATCGTCTTACTTTGTCTTCCTGTGGTATGCCCAAATAACGGCTCATAAGGAATAAGAGACAATATTTCAATAGCTTTTATCTCGCTTTCGTTCCACTTGAATACCAATGTGCCATTTGGTTTTAAAACACGCATACATTCATCAAAGCCTGTCTTTATCACTTCCTGCCAATTAGCAGGGAGTTTACCATATTTCTTTGCCATCCATGATGTTTTGCCAAGTGTTTTCAAATGTGGCGGGTCAAACACTACCATATAAAAGGTGTTATCTTCAAATGGTAAATTAGTGAAATCTGCTACAATATCGGGTTTTACTTCTATGGTTCTGATTTTATCTCTATCCTTGGCCGTGATGGTTTCGCTACGCTTGTCTATGAATAAAGTGTTAGGATTATGTTTGTCAAACCAAAACATTCGGCTACCGCAACAGGCGTCTAATATGATTTTCGTTTTACTCATACTTATTTTGTTTTACTCTAATTTTGAAAGGAGCACATCCTAATGAAAGGCTGAGTGTCAAATTCTAACTTGTCATTATAACTGTTGGATATGCTCCTTTTTGTTGTTACTTTTGTTTCGTCAAATTCTAAAAATTATAACTTATGAAAGAGTTTATAAAAACATCAATCTACTGCCCTGAAGAAGTAATTGGTCTAACTATCTCAATCTGCAAACAGCTTAACATTCCATGCAGAGGAAAACAAGATGCAGGGAACTTTATTTTTCAAAGAGAGCTAATAAACAGCCTTTCAGGAAAATACAAGATAAATGCTTCCGTAGGAAATAATTGTTTTTATTATTCTAAAAGTCTAAACCTGATTGCGGAGTCTCTCGTTTCTCGTAATATCCTGAACGAAGACGCTCTTCGACAAGACTTGGAGGAATTTTGTTTAGCAAATCCGCCACTGCGCCTTTAGGAAAATACATGTGAAATCCCCTGAGTGAAAACACATTTTTTTCTATAAATAAGTTTGCGCCCACCACGTTATTGTTTAGCACTCTCTCCAAGCGTGCAAGGAACTTTTTATCCCTGTACGTTTGATACTTCTGTAATAGTTTTTTAATCATAATATATTATTGTAAGCTTAATATTCCACCTCAACAAATTCGCCGTCTACTAATCTATACCAAGTATCAGCCTTGATATTCTTGCCGTCAACCACAACGGCTTTCCAATCGGAAACATTGTACGAGCTTTCTTGCTCCTCTGCTATAACCAAGATAGATCCCATACCTCCTCTGACCTTTACATTTGTTCCTCGCGCCACCGCTAAACCGTTATTTCCAGTTGATGAACTACCTCTTGATGTCGCAGCACCACTATTACCAGCGGTCGCAGCACCACCATCACCAGCGGTCGCAGCACCTCTATAACCAGCGGTCGCAGCACCTCTATAACCAGCGGTCGCAGCACCTCTATAACCAGCGGTCGCAGGAAACCCCGGATTTGCATTATTCATATTAGTGCACCGTTCCTTTACATAAGATACGGTTGCTTTCACAAGCCCTTTTATATCGAGTTTTGCTCCGATATGTATTTTAGAACAAGCGATCTTTGTATCATCCTCATCCGCATCCATATAACCGCTTCCCTCAACTTCGTGAAACTTATTCATACCTATATAAGCAGGCGGATAATATCCAAAGACATCCAATGGATGAAGACAAAAATGAAATCCATTTTCGCAAGCTTCTATTTCTCCTTCCTCCTCGTAGTCCTTGCCTTCTTCGTATTTAAATCCTCGGCATGTCATATCTGGATTAAAACCCTTGTATCCTTTTATTTTGGTAAACTCCTTTGGTAGAGTAACGTTATCCGGAAGATTTGCTCTAAGTATCATGTACGCCATATAATTTGTATCAAATCCGGCTATTCCTGTACCAATGGCGGTGAGAAGAAATTCCCTTTCCGGATGCTCCTCAGCAAATTCTCGGAAGTTTCCTAAATAGGTAATTAACTCTTCTTCGGTTACTTTCTGCATATCCTTATCTAATGTCGGAATAGCATACGACTGCCCTTGCATCCCTTCGGCTTGTCCCATGACTGCACCGAATTTTTCTACGGCTAATCTTGCCGCCCCTCCAGCATGATTACCGTTCATATTTGAACCAAAAACGAATATCTGATTTTCTGTAAGTTCCTGAATATTATCAGGAGTTAATTTCTTTTTCATAATGTATGTTGTTAGTTTAATTTATTCGTACATACTTACCTGCTATATCACACGCTCATCTCTCTGCCTCCTTAGCCTTAACCTTGCGTATTAGCGAACGGGCCTTGTTCCTCACGAGCTCCGTAATATCATCCGCGCTGTCCGCAAAGGAACACTGATAGACATTGTCCGTACACTCCGACATGAACTGTACATGGGCCTTAGCTTCTTTGCCTACCTGCATTATCTTATCGTACATCTCCAATCGGTAATCAGGATGATATTTCTTAAGAACTTGGTTAAAGTCCATTGTAAACGTTTCTATCATGTCACAGATTAGAATAATCGCATTGGTGCAAGTATTGATATACTCCCTGTCTTCGGGCGACATATCCGACATGAGGCTCTGCATATTCTCCGTTTCACCTTCGTAGCTGTCAAGATATTCACGTATTACCCGATCCTCTATCTTTTGCATTTTTTCCTTTAGCAAAACGGCTTTGGCGTATTGCCTGTTGATTATATACTGGGAATGCTTGTTCTTTAGAGCAATCATTTGGCTATCCTCTCTAATTGCTCTCCTCATTCTCTCTAAGACATCTTCGGGTAGGTCGTTTATAGTTAGTTTGTTCATTTGTTTTTATTTTTTTCCTTTAAATCTTTCGCATATTCTTCCGTATCGGTCACACGCACATACCCTATGACTTTTTACCATACAGAAGCATGAGTTTTCAATAAAATATTTAGCGTATGCACATCTTCGACAATACACAGCAAAAAGGATTTCTTTTTTCTTTGGCATTATCTTCGGCTTTCTCCCTCGATTTTTACCACATTAAACATTTCTTTCACCCGGTCGGCGATATAGGCTCCATATCGTTGAGAAAGCTCTGTATCCGGGTCAAGATTCGTAGTCATGTGGGTATAGAAATTATATCGCTGCTCATAACGGAGTTGCAATACGGTCTGAATGGCATTAATACCCGTACCAAAGTGTTTGGCATCCATAGGTTCCCTTCCTACCTCGTCAATAGCAAGATTGTGCATGCACGACCTGTCTGTGTATAGGTTCAGTCCAGCAATACCTTTCTCGGCAAACTGCAAGGCAATTTCGGCAGCACTGGTAAACTGAAAGGTCAGCCCCACATCTGCACCACCAATACAATAACGGGCTATTTTTGCCGTATAGTTCTGCATCCCTTTCAACAAAGTGGACTTACCCACCCCAATAGGCCCATGCAGCAACAACCCCTTGCTTACATCAAATACTCCGGGAATCCCCCAAACCCATTGATAAAGAGCTTTCAGCAATTGGCGATTACTATTATCAACCGTAAAAGTTGGCGAGATTGCTTTCATGGATGCAACAAGTTGATTACGCCAATACATATCAGCCTGTTCTTTACTCCATTGTTTCTGATTAACTTTGCTTTCCGAATACGATTGATTTGATACCGGCGGAGCTTTCGTCCGGCTTTGTATCAATTTTCCGATTGTTTCCATTTCTTGCTTGAGATACAATTTCATTAAATTTTGAATTTATGTTCGTTACGCTGAAATTCTCAAAAATCCATCCATCTTTAATGGAGGAAAGAAGGTATTGAAGGGCATATAACAGAGAATCATCGGAAACGTCCATTTGCTTTTGCTCTCTTTGGAATTTGAGCTTATTCAAGAGCTGGGACATAGCCCCCGCGTCTTTGGCAGTCCAATAGTAGCTATTAGAGAAGGTTTCTCTAAAGTAATTTTCAAAAATAGAGCGAGCCTTAGAATTAATTCCGTCAACCTCTTTCTTCTTCCGCTTACCTCCCCCTTTCAAAGGGGGTGAGGGGGATATATTATTTTCTTGTTTACTCTCTTCTAATATAATCTCTTCTTGCGATGTTTTGGCGATTGGGTGGCTATCGGGTGGCGATTGTGTATCTATCGGGTGGTGATTAGGTGGCGATTGGGTGGTGACCAAATTGTTATCGGGTGGCGATACATATCTACTACTTTTCCACCGTCTTTCGTTACCTCGTTTACCTGCATCAGATAATTTAGCTCTTTTATCGTCTAACGGCTTCATACGCATATTTAAAGATTTGGAGTAGAAACACTCACCGTCATCAGTGAAGGAAAATAACCCAAAGTCATTTATTATGCTTTTTATTAAAGAAGCATCAGAGCGTAAATCAAAAGCAAGAACGTTGTAATCCACTTTTAGTACATAGTCTTTGCTATCCCTCAATTTTTCTATCAAAGCCCAATATAGCCCATAACCTTCCCATTTATGCTTTATGCGTAAAGCTATAATCTTATCATCGCTTCTTGCGTCGCTGTCGTGTGGAAAGTAATTCTTCATTATTTGTTTCTCCTTATTGCAAAGTATAGCAATGCAATTGCGTTCCATATAACATGAGCAAGCGGATGAAGCCCGCTTTCCTCGTCTTTCGTTTCACCTTTTCGATATGCTACCAAGTGCCTAAGAAGCGCAGAATAATATCGGTTTTCCGCGTCAGGAAGATTCTGCCAGCTATTAGGAGCATACTTTTTTGCGCCAAAGTGATATACCTTAACGACTTCCTCTATCAAATCCAGCGGGAGCAAATCCCAGCGGAGTTTGTCGTCTTTGTAGTCATTCTTGAATGATTCTGCCATAGCTATACATCTTTCAAGTAATCGGTTACTACTTCTATAAACTCGTCAAGCGAACGGCAAACTACATATTTATTTCCTGCTGATTCTACGGCTTTCTGCCACTCTTTTTGACTTTCTTGCTGTCTCCCTTTTGGCTGTTTCATCTCAATGCACAAGCAGCCATAAAAACGGTTCGGTTTCAAAAAAATAAGATCAGACACGCCTGCAAGTGCTCCCTCCATTTTTAGGATTGCTCCAGTGATTGAATTTCTTGCGCCACCATTAGGAACAGAAAATAGGAGTTTTTTGTATTTGGGATATTGGTAGCGAAACCAATTAACACAAGCTATTTGTATTTTACTTTCTACATTTTTCATACATATTTTATTTTCAATTCAACATTCACAGGTTTGTCTTTCATCGTAGAGAAAGCATCAAGCAGCTTATCCTTGATTGTTTCCAAAGGTTTTGTTAGGATATGGCTCTCTATTACTGTAAGCGGTAACTTTTTTCCGCTGTGTGTAATGAGAGCCATAGAGGTAATTACGTAGGGTTTCATGTTTTATAAAATTTCTTTGCCTGCCTTGCAATCTTTTTATTTAGCTTACTTAGCATCTCATACTGCTTGCTGTCACCTCCTGCATTATGAATGTCACGCTTTCGGTCTATCACAAGTTTCTGAACAATTGCAATTTCGGTTTTAGTTAATGTAAGTCTCATGGTAAATATATTTAGAGGAGAAGCCCGGGCTCGAACCGGGACGAGTTTATTCGGCTTGTTACTATAGCATGACTGCTAAGGTGGAAAAGCACCAACTTCCTATTTCTATTACACTCACCGCGCTACCCACGGCGTGCCTACCAATTACACCACTTCTCCATATTCACCTGCCCAATCTTCACAGGCCCTTGTTCCCGGATAGGCGGTCAAACCACACCGGGAATATCTACTCTAACTTTATACTTAAATAATTACTATTAAACCTCATCTTGCAAGGTATTAGTATAATTATCCAGTATATACGTTTTTTCTTCATCAGTCAATGAATATGCCTTAGACATAAATTTAATAGCCATGTCCTCGTTGTTGTCGGAAAGTGGATAATAATCGGTGGCAAACTTCCAAACAAGACTTTCTAATCTCTCGTATTTCATATTGACCTCTTTAACCCTTTCACGTATCTCCGAAACAATGCCAGACGATTCTTGCAATTGGTTTTCATATTCCTTTTGGTCTTTCTCGGCTTGCTCTTTCATCGACTTGTTCTGCACAGCGAAGTCAACGATTTTATTGTAGAGTTCATTGGAGTAAGCCCAATTAGTCTGAATGGAGAAATCTGAATCCCCGTAAAAGGAATATCTGTCTTGTTTGACGAGATATTTGTAGTCGCTCCCCATTTTTTGCCAGTCATAATCAACCTTACGCAAGGTCTTTGCTTTTATCAATGCTTTTGCAACCGCATTTGCCTCTTCCATATTTGTAAAGGCAAATCCGGAAAGGATCGGAATGGTGAAAATTTCCAAATCAGCAGGCTCAACCTCAAACAGTTCGGGAACTCGTGGCCTATCCATGATTTTGATGCCTTCCTCCATCATGCGGAGTTTAATCATTTTCTGTACGTCTTCCTCCGTTAGAGCAAGTATTTCCTGCTCGGTCATTTCGTTAATATTCTTCATGTTTTTATTTGTTTAAATAAACTGACCCATTATATAAAATCAATAATCTTTGTTTTGGCAATAGCATCCAGCTTCATATCTTGAAGTCCCTGCTTCATGTATTCCGCCGCCTTTTTGTTTGCATCATCCATATTCTTTGCCGATATGAGAACGTAATATTTATTCTCTTTTTCCTTTCCGTTGTCGTCAACGAAAACTTCAACAAGGGTTATTTTGTAAAAGAACTCATCAGCCTGCTTCTCATTGACAATCTCACGTATCTTGCTACGGCTGATTGCGAAAACGTCACAATTACCGTTGTATAGTTCATTGCCTTTTAGTTCGACATGACCGAAAAGTTCATCATCGGTAATATATTGTTCGGTGACTTCTTTTTCTTCTCCTTTGTCATTGGTCTTGTTTACCTTCAGCTTTAGTTCGTAGTACATTATTGTTCTGTTTTAAAATTTGTCTTTTAATTTTCTTGTTAAGCTTCCCGACAAAACGTCCATGCTTCTCCGTCGTTCCATCGGGCAGGCATTCCTTGTAGGAGTAAAGCAGCTTTTGCAGGAGAAGCACTTCTTGTTTTATGAGGGTGAGTTTCATTGGATTAATGATATAAAAAGCGAGGTAACATTATAATAATGCTACCTACGCTTGATTGATTATAATTCATTCCTTGATGTTAATTAGTTCTTGATGAATAAGGTATATAGTGCTTGCATCATTTCTAAATAGCTCTGCATTGCCTTCATCGACACATGAAGCGTAATTAAACAACAGTTGAACAAGTTCGTCTGCAAGTTCCCTTGGCGACAAGGATTCATTGAACAACTGATTGAACCCGGATAAATCATACTGCTTTTCAGTTCTCATATCCAACTCCTCCCCACATAAGACGAAACGTTTCCTTTCCTTTCGGAGTGACAAGAAGCTGCGTACCTGCGTGCCCGTTTTTCTCAAAGTCCTTTAACTCAAAGTACATCGGTACGTATTGGGAATACGGTTTAAGCTTCTCTTTTGCGTCTCTATATAGGTATTTGTTGTCTATAAGCAATGAAATAAACTTGTTTTGAGGGACGTGTATCTGCTTTGCTGTGTCCCTAAGATTGGTAAGCAAGTTCCTTGATACCAGATTGTCGAAATATACAACTTTCGGTCTGTTCATCTCGTTTTCAAGTGCAAGCTGTTGGCGCACCTTTTCTTCCTCTATCCATTTCTCGGCTCGTTTGATTGGGTCGGAAATCATGTAGGAAGGAGAAGAAAGCTCCTTTAGCTTATGTTCACAAGCGATAAAATATCGTCGAGCCTGCTTCCCTTTTTCGTTTCCCTCCATCATTGATATTTCTTTAGCTGAATCAATGGTTAGAGCATATTCTGTCAATGGTCTTCCTCCATTAGGGTTTTTCATAAAATTCTGAAAAACCTCAAAATCTTGGTTCTCAATTAAATCGCACTGCTCTATTCGGTTTTTAATCCAATCGGCAAACTGTTGTTTGCTTTCAAGAAACGAATGAAGAAGTCTTGCGCTTACTGCTTTCTTACCGTTGTAGTCTTGTAGCGGTATAAGTTCACCGCCTTCATTTGGTAGGGATGTTCCAAAATAGGAATTTCCCGTTTGGAATAAATTTGTTGCCATAGTTGTAGGTCTTTTTTTTGGCATTATAGACAGAAAAACGGCTGTCCTTTCCCGATGACCTACACCAATGAATGGCAGGGAGAGCATTAACTTCTCCACTCGGGGGTAACAGCCGCTATATTGCAGCAAACTTGCAAGCATAAAAAATGCTCACTAAAAAGCGAGCGTCACTCGCCATTCATTATGTAGGTCGCTGCAAATATACTTCCTTTTTCTAAAATACCAAAAGATTCATAGAATTTTTCCTAAAATGGCAAATCGTCATTTTCTTCAATTTGCGCAACAGGCGCTTCCACCGTAGCAGCCGCATTGCTTGAACCCTCAAAATCATAAGGCTTGAAGTCTCCAAGATAAACCTTTGATTTGGCCTCTGCCTCCGTCTTGTTCGCGTCCCTGTATTGCTTTGATAAGGACTGCTTGCAATAATGCGTCTTCCCAAATTGGCTCGGTTCTCTTCGCTCATTAACATTAAGGCCAAGATATACGGACTTCGCTTTCAGATTTTCGTCCATGCTTACATACAAGTCATTTTCCTCAATGGGAATAATAACACACTTTTTGTTTTTAATTGTTGCTATGCCTGTCTTTTCAAGCTTCAGCAAATCTATGCTTCCGGTTAAATTCATAAGAAAATGTTTTTAAATATTATAAAGTTCTTCTTTTGTTTTAAGTAATCCATATAGGTTATTTGAATGGATATAATAGCAGAAATCTTCTATTATGTTTATATTATATTCTTTTGAGGAATCGGTGTAATGACACTCTATGGGTTCATAAGGAATAAATTCAGTATGTACAACGTCAGTAAACATATTTTTCCTATATCCCCCGAACTGAAATAAATCAAAATAAAATGTAGAGCAATTAAAGATATCAAGATAAAAAGTCCATTGGCACGATCTTGTATAATCATCTGTGTGCGGAGTGGAATATTTGGTCTTGATGTCTCGAATCACCTTGTCGTATTTCAAATCGGCATATCCATGCACATGAATATCAAACAAAGACGAATAAAAATCTTTTCCTCCATGCACTTCGTGCTCTCCCGGATACTTATTCCGGTAATAAAGGCATTTTCTACCGCCTTGCTGTTTAATCTTACAATAACCCCATCTTCTTCCTGTTCAAATATTCCGTTACCTATATATGTAGCTTTTCCTGTTTCTACAATTTTATGAAAACAAGATCCGATTGTAGCGTAGGAATTAGGCTCTTTTTTCCCTGAAAGAACGTTTAGGAGGCGCTCCTCCGTATCCCATACAGAGTGCTTGTCTCTGAAACGTCTAAAGGCTTCTAAGGAAGTTACACTTATACGATACATAGGTTATTGTTTTTTAAATGTGATAGCGTAAGATGTAGAAGATGAACGGGAAGGAGGATAAATGGTATATATTTCTCCTGTTTCTTCATCTATTTCAGTTTTACTTCCATTTATAAGCTTAAGATAACTTTCTCTATTCTTTATTTTTTCATCTATATCTCTCTTTGCGTCGTTCAGCTTATCCCAAACAGGATCATTACATCCTGTAAAATCATATTTTACGGAAGTTTCCTTGATCTGAATAGTAGCACCTTTATATGAAGAATTCTCTCCTTTCCCGTATCTCTCCAATTCTTTGATAGTAGACTCCCTAACTTCGTTGTTTTTTAAAAACAAGGAAATTGTATCACTTATGCTTTTCATTTGCACGACAGCTTCTATTGCGGATATTTCTCCGTTAAGCACATTTTCTACAAAATAGTAAGCAAGGCTTTCTTGTTCAGATTTTGTTGTTGGAATTTTTTTTATTGACAATTCGTTGCTCATTGTGAATTTTTATTTATTATGTATTTTTCGTAATTGGACGATATTATGTTTATATCCTCTTGAGATACCTTATAATTTGCATCTATAAGATTAACTAATGAAAGCCTCTTCCCCTCTTTTTTTGCGGCATCAAGTCGCGCATGGATCCATCCCATAAGTTTTTCATCGTTTAACTGGTTTCTGTTTAGCATCTTACGATTGTCTATTGTCGGAGTAGGTTGTGGCTGTATTTTATTATATTTGGTAGTATCTTTATCCCAATATACATCTGCTCCTATTCCTAATGCTTTACAGGCTACCGATATAGCATCCGTCAGTGCCATCTTATAACATTCATCAGAAGTATAAAGACCGTTTTTTTCATTGGTCACGAATGAAGAACCGCCGACACCTTGAATAGCTTCACTCCATTCACCATTCATCTTTACATATAGATTTATATGAACAAAACTCGATATTACGTCTCCCCCTCCTTTTTCAGCCCACATCCTTAATATTTCATACCTCCATCCAAATCCGCAAACTCCAAATTCTTCTGTTAGCTTCTTTATGCGCCACATCGGATTTATATCAGACATTCCTTTTAGCCTCCCCGCAATGATGGTTTTTAAAGCTTCTTTCGGAACTTCCCTAATTCTATTGTATAAATCCAAGTTTGATTTATTATCCATATATTTATATTTATTAGTTTAACAATATCTTGATAACTCCTGACTGACACAAAGGCTCATTCTTTCTTCTTCAAGCTCATCAGGTGTGTAATCGTATTGACTGCGTTCTATTTCTGTGCGCAATTCCTCTATATCTTCCTCTATAAGCTGAATAATTTCCTCCTTTGAAGAATATCCGTATTCAGGAAGATACGCTAATGGGGAGGACTTAACTTTATTCAGTTCCTTATATAATTCTTCAAGCTCATTTTCCATTATTTCTTCTTTTGAACCGCCCGTACAAGGTTAAATCAAAACGGTGCGCACTTCGTTTCTCTCGCGGCTTTTAGTACAGTAATAGCACTACCTTATTGCGGTTGAAATAGGTCAAACCTCTATTATCTCAAATTTTCCTTTTCTGATATATATCTTATGGTTATAGTAATCTTTGACTATTGCGTAATCAGATTCCGGTCTAATATTATCCGTACGATCTTCTACATAGGAATCGTCGTAGGCTTCCACCGTTGCACTGTCGTAGGCTTTCACCGTTGCACTGCCGTAGGCTTTCACCGTTGCACTGCCGTAGGCTTTCACCGTTGCACTGTCGTAGGCTTTCACCGTTGCACTGTCGTAGGCTTCCACCGTTGCACTGTCGTAGGCTTTCACCGTTGCACTGCCGTAGGCTTT